AAATGAGAAAAGCAAATTTAGGTAAAACATTATCACAAACAACCCGAGATAAAATAGGAATGGCAGTAAGAAAGGCTTGTTTAGAAAGACACAAATTCCAATAATATTGGAATAAATATAATTGTGTAGGAGAAAAAGAAAGGAATAATTATGGATGATAAAAAAGAAGCAATTATTTCCAAAATCATGAAGTTGATGGAATTAGGAAACGAGGAAAAAAACACTAATCCACATGAACGGGAGGCTGCTTCAAGAATGGCTGCTAAACTGATGGCAGATTACAGCATTGATTTTATTGACCTCAAAAACAATAAAATCAAAGATGATCCATTCGTAACTATCACAATTGATGGTTCGGCAGAGCAAAGAGTTGATTATGAAGGTTCTTTAGCTCATAATATTGCCAAAGCCTTTGATTGCAAGATGATAAATCAGACGGGTTACGATCATATATGGAGATTAATCTTCGTAGGATCAAAACATGATCTTGAAATAGCGATATACTTCTTTAAATTTCTGCGGAGAACGCTCTATGCCATGAGTTCTATGAATGTGACTAGAGAATCACTTAAACAATCTAATCCCTATCTGGGACGCAAGATTACCGCAAAGTACATTGAAGAAGCCCGTCGAAATTATTGTTTTGGTCTTGTTCAAACAATTTCTGAACGATTGGAAGAACTTTACAAGAAGAAGGAAGAATTTATTCCTGCTGATTGTAGGGATTTAGTCGTTGTCAGAAAAGATGATTTGGATAGATTCCTTAAGAGTCAATTTCCTAATCTCCGTAATCTGAAAGCAACATCCTTGAAAGGGGATGTTGGAGCCTACAAGAAAGGTCTTGAAGATGGCAAAAATGTCAATCTGTCCAGACCGATTTCAAACACCGGAACATCTGCGGCACAAATAGCATGATGCAGAGGGGCGGAGTCAGAAATTCTTCTGACTTCGTGTAATGCACAATCTCCGTCCCAAGTCGGAGAAATAAAGAGAAAAGGAGAAAGAGAGATATGACAGACCTTACAAAAAAGGAAATATTGATGAATTTGAAAAGAATGCAATTCACCAGTCGGGAAATTGAAACGGCTTTAGAAAAATCTATCGAGCATTGGAAAAAAGATATTCTAAACAGGTTGGAAAAAGATAAAATTGATCTCATGCAAAAGGATGATTCTCAATCTCTTTGTTGGAAATCCAATAATGAAAGAGTCGTATGTTTTGCATCATGTTGCCCTTTATGTCAGTTGTTTCTTATTAAAACAATTGACGGAAATTGCATGCATTGCCCCTATACTTTATTTCATGATTATACTTGCAATTCCAACAGAAGTGGTTGGAGAAAATTTGTAAAAGATCCTTGCAAAGAAACTGCCAAACAGATGGTAAAAGAGTTGAAAGATGCTTTGAAGTTTTGGAAAAAACTTATGGCATAATTGCAGAGGGGGCGGAGTCAGAAACTCCGCTTAATGCACAATCACCGTCCCAAGTCGGTGAAATAAATAGAGAAAAGGAGAGAGAAAATGCGATGCAATATGAGGGATTGTTATTTCAATAATACCCGAAATGAATGCAAATACAAAGAGTGGGCAGAAATGACAAATGAACCTTTAAAAGAAATTATGTTGGATTCTAAAGGCACTTGTGTTTTCAGAAAATCAATGATGATTATTCCGGGTAAATCTGAACATTTTGTCAAAGAATAATGCAGAGAGGGCGGAATCTTCGATTCCGCTTAATGCACAATTCCAGTCTCAAGTCTGGAAAATTTATAGAATAGAAAGGAGGAAAAGAGAGAATGAAAAAGTATGCTTTAGGAGGTGATTGGTGGCTGATTTAATCACGGATAATTCAGATAAATCGGTAAGAATGTTAACCATAGCAGATTGTGAAAGTGCCCGAAAAATTTGTGAAGAAAAACTAGGAAAATTTCTTGTTGATGAAAGTGATCAGGAATTAGCCCAAGCAAAAATTGAAGCAGAAATTGCCATTTGGGATAGAATCATGTTCCACTTAAATAACGGAGAAATTATCACAATCAATGACCAAAAACAAATTCATTGGGTACAATCAGAAATCAAAACAAAAAACTAGCAGAGAGACAGGAAGTCAGAAATGACTTCCTGGTAATGCACATCTCGGTCTCAAGTCCGAGAAGAAAGGAGAAAGAGAGATGGAAAAGAAAGTTGCCATATCAGTTCGTTTGAGAGGGACAAAATACAGGGAACCTGGCAGAGAAATTGAAGTGATTCACCGAGTTTTGCGATTTGAATCAATCGGAAATTTCAATCCAATTTTTTGCACTTATCAAAATGAAAAATATTTAGTGCAATCATTGGAAGGAGATATTTCAGATCCTTTTCGCAGGAAAGAATCCTATCTAAATTCTTTGTATATTGAAATTGCCTTTGTTTTCAAAAGAATCAAAAATGAACCTTATTGTATTTGTGCGGATGAAAAAGCTCTTGAGCAATATGCTTTAGGAGGTGGTTGGATAAGTCTTACCGACTTCGTGCAAGATACAAAAGTTTATCCGGAAGAAATCATAGGCAAATGGTTCTATGTTGTTCACTCAAGAGTATTTGTTTTGGGGTAATGCAGAGGGGGCGGAGTCAGAAATTCTGGTTCCGTCTAATGCACAATCACCGTCCCAAGTCGGTGAAATAAAAAAGAAAAGGAGAAAGAGAAATATGTGGGTTATCACGAATAATTTATTGGAACAAAATTTCGTTCACATTTGTTCAAAGGATTACAAGGAAAATTTTAAATTTAAATTAACCAAAAAATTTCGATTGCTTGATGGTGATGACAATATTTATTTTGAAGGATTATCGGATAATATAAACTTTGATCCTCTTGATGATTGGGGAATGCCCTTTTATGGATGTACAACAATTGAATATTATGAAGATGATAAATGGGTTGTTCTGTAACTTGCAGAAGGGCAGAAGCCAGAAATGGCTTCTGTTAATGCACATGTCAGGTCCTAAGTCCTGACAAATAAAATTTAAAGGAGAAAGAAAGAAATGGAAAACACAGAAATGAACAAAGCAGTGGTAAATGAAATGGTAGAGTTGAATCCTGTGGAAAGAGCGGAGATCAGAAATCGGTATCCTGAAACGTATTTTCCTAATCCTGTCAAAGAGCCTATTTGGTATGGCAGAAGGGAGCATACAAGGATTGTTGAAAAGAATGCCATTATTGATCAGAATCTCCGTCCAGATCAGGAAAAGCCGACAGTTTTTGGAATTTGCAGTGACCATTACAAAGTTGTCTTTTATGAGGACATTGTGAAAATGGTTGAAGGTGTTGTTGACACAATCAAAGATTTCGGGGAAATCAAGATCAATCCGTACACTTATGCTGATGGTGGAAGATTGCGTATAAATCTGTCTTTCCCGGAAAAGAAAATCAATATCGTAAAAGGGGATAACATCATCCCGAAAATTGAAATCTTTTCCTCTTATGATTTGTCAACAATGCTGAAAGGACGCTTCGGGGCATTTCAGTTGAAATGCACAAATGGAATGGGTGTTTGGAAAACATTCAAGAAATTTGCCAAACGTCACCTGCAAAATCTTCATCTGTCAGAATTGGAAGTTTCCATCATTGAAGGCATTGAAGTATTTGCACTTCAAGCAACAATGTGGAAAGAATGGGCTACTTTGAAGATTCCCCAGAAAGTCTATGAAGAAATCTGGACCGATCTTCCTTTCAGTCCTACAGAAAAAGAGCGGATTGAAGCACTTCCCGAAATTGGCACGAAACTGCTTCTTCCGGATGCGTTGAAATCGAATGATTTGAATGTTTGGTCATTCAATTCTGTTCTGACCCAGTTTGCAACTCATGAGGTCAAAAGTGAACTTCGCAGGATTGAACTTGAACCAATCATTGCTCGTTCAATGGAAAAACTCTACGATAGATTACACTAATTGCAGAGGGGGCGGAGCATTTGCTCCGTCTAATGCACAATTCCAGTCCCAAGTCTGGAAATAAAACTGAAAGGAGAAAGAGAGAAATGGTCATGAATATTGATGTAAAAACGGGCATTCATTATGGAGTAATTCATCATGCAAAAGTAGGACAGGCGTGGTATGATGAATCAGATGCTTTGTTTCCAAACAAAGAAAATGGTGAAGATGATGATGATTTTGAACCTATAGGATTTTACATTGACAAAGATGGTTATGAAGCGTGTCAAGGTAATGATGATTGTGATATATTCATTACAAAATCACCGTTTTATACCATTTGTAAATTATGTTCCCCGTGTGCTCCGAATGCGGGCTACATAATGGATTCAGATCCTAAAGGATACAAAACGTATTGCTTTGGCCATGATTGGTTTGAAACAAATCAAGCACCTTATCCTGTTTATGATGTAAAAACGGGATTTCTTGTTCCGATCTTGGCAAAAGAAGATTAACATTCTTGCAGAGGGCTCCATCAGAAATGATGGAGTAATGCACAGTCTCGGTCCCAAGTCCGAGAAATAAAATCGAAAGGAGAAAGAGAGATATGAAAAAGTATTTGATTACCATCTTGGTAATTTTGCTCACAATTCCTACAATGGCAAATGCTTTTATTTGCGGAAACAATTTGGCCAGTGAAGGAATGAGTAAATACCAAATTTTAAGCAACTGTGGTTCTCCTGCTTTAAAAGAACGTGTTGGTGCAGACTATTCAAATAGTTCCTACCGTATCATTGAGAAATGGCTTTATGTCGTCAATGAATATGGAAACCAACAAATGTATCTTATTGAATTTAATGGAGACGGAATTGCTGTCAAAATCGACTACATTGGAAAAAGATAATGCAGAGAGCAGGAACAGAAATGTTCCTGTAATGCACAATCCCAGTCTCAAGTCTGGGAAATAAAGAGAAAAGGAGAAAGAAAGAATGGCGGAAGAAGAATTTACTTTTGAAGGCAGGGAAATCACAGTACAATTCAACAACAAACCTTTTGAAGTCCGTTTAGAAAAATCAAGATACAAAAATGGACAATTAGCAGTATTTGGAGTTAATCCTGATGATGATGAAATTTTTTGTGAATTGACCATTCATATTCCAGATTTAAAAAATCCTGGTAATAAAATTTATGTTTGGGATTGTATACTTCACAAAAATTTCATTGAAGCATTAAAAAATTCAGGATGGTTTAAAACAACAAGTGTTTCTTTTTATTCTGAAACAGTAATGGGGTTCACAGAAGTTTGGGAACCTACTGTTGAAAAACAGAATGCCCGAAAACAATGCTATTCAAAATGGAAATGTCCTCTATGTAAACATATCATAGAAGGCCTAACTTTTGTTGAAATAGCAATTATAGGGACACCTATATGCAAAAATTGTGATATGCCTATGGACTTTTCTGAAGAATACATTAAGTAAGGAGAATCCATGAAATCTAAAGATGAAATCCGAAAAGTCAATTGTGTTTGTTTTCTTTGTACCAGAAGAAGCAAAAAATCCTTCAACGTAACAAAACAAAGATGGTGTAAAAAGTACAAATGTCCTTGTGGTTCAACCTCTTTTAGTTGGTTTGTTTAGCAGAGGGGCAGGAATGAAAGTTCCTGCTAATGCACAATCCCAGTCCCAAGTCTGGGAAATAAAATGAAAGGAGAAAGGGAGATTATGTCAGAAGAAATCAAAGAAGAAAGTTATATGGTGGAAAAAAGTAAAATTTTGGAGGCTGCTAAAAAATGCGCCACAACAAAGGCGGCTTTGAAAATTTTATTCCCAGAAGCATTTAAAGGAATTTACTACAGATCGGGAGATTTATTTGCCGTTACTGATAAACAAGCTTTGAATACAAGGTTGACAATCAGTAAATATTTCAAGGATGAAGAAGGTATTCTTGAAATAGGCACAAGAGTTCATTTAGGAACAGTCCGAATTGCTGTGAATCATTGTGTGGTGCTAATTCATGATGGAGGACAATATCAATACCGACTTGTTCATTTGGCTACAGGTTATGCTTTTAATAATAAAAGTTATAAAAGAACTGATGAAGGTATTGAAATTCCGTCCGAAGATTTATCAGGATTGGTGCTTTGTTTTGAAGGACTTTCAAAACCCAAAACAACACCAGTTTAAAATCGAAACCGGCAGAAATGCCGGTCTAAACAAGATGGCAACTTGTTTACTGAAGATGATAAGCCAAAATAATTTGAAAGGAGAAAGAAAGAAATGAAAGTACCAAAAGGAATGAAAGAAGTAAAAGAAAATTCGGTTTTTGGAGAATGTGAGGACAGAAAAGGTTCCGGAGAATTTGAAGAATTTGAAAAAAGGAATAATTTGAAAGATTCGGAATTTCTTTTTGCTGAAATCGCAAAAAAAAGGAACTGATAAAAGCCTTCGTTTTATCGGGAATTTATCAAATCCGATCAACATTATGGGGGTATTGGAATTTTTATATTCCTTACATCCAGAAATTTTTCTATCATTCGTAGCATCTCATACCAGAGACTTAACAGAGGTTGTAAATTCAATGATGGAAAATTCTTCAAAAGAACCACATTAATTTGCAGAGGGCTCCGACATTAAGTCGGAGTAATGCACAATCTCGGTCCCAAGTCCGAGAAATAGAGAGAGAAAGGAGAGAGAAAATGTATTTGCAAATCACCAATAAATGCAACATGAATTGCCGACATTGTGGTTTTTCTTGCAATCGAAAAGGAATTCACATGGAATGGGAAACTTTCATCAATGCAATTCAATTTATCCGTGATCGTGATGATGAAACAATTACTATAGGTGGTGGAGAACCTACTTTGCATCCAAGATTTTTTGACATACTAAAAATCTGTTTGGATGATTTTAATTATGTTTGGATGGCTACTAATGGCAGCCAAACAAATGCTATGATTAGATTAGCCAACATCATAGATAATTGTGATTATGAATCATTTTCACGGGGAGATTATTGCACTTGTGAAGAAGATCCTGACGATTGTGAATGCTGGCCAGATAAAGCAATCTATCAAGATGGTAAATTAACAGTTGCTTTATCTCTTGATTATTTCCATTCCCCAATTAATGATAAAATAGTTGAATTGTGGAAAAACAGAAGCAAATGTTCCAGTTTCAATTTCCATAATAACTATCAAATTAGGGATGTGACAATTAGTCATAGTGGCGTAGTTAAATCAGGTCGTGCAATTCGATCGGGTGTTTGGCAAGATGAATCAAATTGTATATGTCCGAATACTCATATTGCTCCTAATGGAGATGTGAAGTTATGTGGTTGCAGAAATTCTCCTATATTGGGAAATGTCAATACTTCAGTAGATGATGAATCCCTTGAATTTTTTAGGGATAATGATATTGATTGTATAAAAAACATGACTAAAAAATTAAGGAGGATATATGAAACGAAGGCATATCAAACATTATCTGATTGAATCCCCGGTCATTAAAGGCAAAGAAGGTGATGAAGTCAAATATCCCGTTAGTTGTAACTACAATGGAGGCATTGTAATTAACGGAAAATGGTATGACGGCTTCATCGTAGGACAACCATTGTTACCAAAAGGATTAGAATTGCAAAGCATCGGAGTTGGGCTACAGCTTAATGCTACACCACCTCTAGCAACTGCCATTCTAGTCAGAAAAAAGTGAACCAAATGCATATCATTCACGAATCCACAATTAGAAACGAAAGCGGAGTTATTGAGATAACAATATTTATTGTCAATAAAAAAACGGCTAAACGCTATACCTATGGATTGTCTAGTTCATGGGCAGCGGAACAGTTTCACAAATGGTATCGTAAAGGCAGAGTTTTTCATGGAAAAGCCCTGCAATTTTTAAAAAATTTTCAATTGAAAGGAGAAAGAGAGTATGGAGAAAACCCCCGATAACGCCTTGAATAAATTTTGGAGACCGTCATGGCCGAAAACTGTAATTCCGAGATACAGAAAGCTTTTGTTCAGATCAAATTGGTACATCTATGATTACAAGAAATTTGATCTGGTAAAAGACATTGCAGGTAATGTAATTACAGTTTCCGATATAAAAAACCATTTCGGACAAACAGAAGAACAAAGGAACTTTTACAAAATTTTTGAGGAGCTTGTTCGAACTGATATGGTCAATCAAATGACTTTAATCAAGAACAGGGAAGAGGCAATAATTGCCAACCGTAAAAAAGAAGGATTTGGCTGATACCTTATAAAATATTATCAGCAAATAAAAAGAGAAAAGGAGAAAGAAGCTTATGGGAAAGATTAGAGTAGCATGGAACAAGAACCATACGAAAAGTGTGGTCTTGCAAAAGCTGAAGGAATTTTCTATTAACGAAAACCATGATAATACCTTCAGAGTCAGTGGATGGTACAACAAAGAAAATGCTTTTATTTTCGGTGATTTCAATACAAGAGAAGAAGCCGAAACATATCTGCAAGAAATCCACAATTTATTTTAAAATAACCTGGAAAAAAGCTTGACAAAAGTATGACTAACAACTACAAAAACAATGAGGATTGCATGACTAAATACACCATTTACCCTTGTACCGAATTAACATGGTTAAGACTGTTTAGGCGTATCAAAAAAGTGGCTAAAGAATCAAACATGTTCATTTCTGTAATAGATATTAAACCTCAAGAAATACCGAAAGAAGTACAAGTCAAAATGAATCCATTAATTCACACAAAAAATTGGAAGAAGAAAACAAATTCTTTTGTGCCTAATCACATTACAACAATCATTTTGGAGAATGAACAAGATGAACAAAACCAAAAACGTCAGAAATTCTTGTCCGAAACCTAAGAAAATTTTACATAAAAGAAATCCTGAAAAATATGAAAAAGAAGCTAAAGAACTCCTATCAATAACTCGTTTGCGAACTTATATGGACGGAGAACTTTGGAGAGAGATTCAAGAAATTTCCAGACTTCTTGAAAAATCGGTAGTATCACACAAAAAATCGGTGGAGCAAATCGTTGTTGACACAAAGAAAATAATGAAAGAGCGGGAAAATCTTTATGTTTCGCAAGCAATTGGTTTTCTTTACACCGATTTTTTCTATATTTTGAAATCAAATAAGTAAAGGAGGAAAGACCATGATGATGAAAAAGAAGGCATTAACTCCGAAATCTCTAACGCCGAAGGTAGAAAAGCCTAAAGACAGAATGCTTTGGGTTCGTTTGCCAGATGCTCTTAACAAGAGATTTCAAAAACAATGTGAACGATTGTCAGTAGGAGACGGTACGCTTGCAAGAATGGCAATTGTGAAACTTGTTGAGGAAGAGGAAGCGAAAGAGCGTGAACTAGCAAGAAACAAATCTTAAACCTTTAACACCAAGAAGTAAAGAGAAAGAGAGGGAAATTATGGAATGTAAATACTGTGCCTTTTTCCAAGAATCTCCGACCAGATTCGGAAAAGGGGAAGAAAGGTTCTGTAATCATGTTCATCGGGTGGTTTCAGAAAATAAAGAAATTTGTGAAGATGGTTTTGAAGCTTATTATTTATTCTGGTGTGAAAAATCTAATGCTTGGTTAGATTTACCTGTATGTTCTGCTCGACAATCTAAAGGATATTCAGAATGTTCTAAATGCAGACAAAAACAGGACATTATGGAAATCAGAAGATTCATGGGCAGAAAAGCACGATTGAATGGGACTGCTCCGAAACCTATCATTAAGAAAAAAGAGAGTGAAGAAAAGGAGCCGGAAAAACCGAAACCTAAAATCATTCTGCATAAGAAACAACCTGAGGAAAAACCTAAGCCCAAAATGATCTTACACAAGAAGGCCAAAGAGTCAGAAATTCCTAAACCTATCAAAAAGATAATTAAGAAGTAGGAGGATTTCATGTCAGGAAAGAAAGAGAATGTGGAAGATGCCGCTTACATATTTTGGAGCAACACCGTTGATATTTATGATGTAAGCATTCTCCAAGAAGTTTCTGAAATACATTCGATTAATCCAGAAACTCTTTTAATTGAAAAAGATAATCTGAAAAATTCTTTAACTAAAGAATGCAGAATTGTGGCTGATACCATACTAAATTTGCCAGAAGAAATGTTTCTTGTGAATGGCAAACTAAAGAAAACAGCCCTGAAAAAAATCCTTAAACAGAAATTAGGATGGTCAAACACCAAGATCAATCGCATCAACGAAAGTTTGGCTAGACAATTATTGGACATGGGATATTCAGTTTAATTCCGCTAAACATTTTTAACAAAATTCTGCTATAATAAAGAAAAGAGGGAAATCTATGCCTGAATTTTGGATTAAATTTTTAGATCCGATAGAAAGCAAAATGTCTCCGGCACTTTATAAAGTGATTAAAGATCATTTATCGTATCCTGCCGTCTATTACAGACAATCTCCGTTTAAGAAAAAACGGGAAGAGTTCATGAAAAGAACTTTTATTGGACACGATAAAGAAGGGTGGTTTTTCTATACAGGATTTGTTCCGAGAGTGAGAGAATTTTGCATCAAAAACAAAATTGCCTTACATGAAGAAATTGAAACATACGGTTTAACTTATAAAGAACCAGCTCTACCTATGGGTATTGATGCACGATCATTTCAGATTGATATGGTTGAAAAAGTTATTGAATTAGAACGGGGAATATTAAAAGCTCCGACAGGTACGGGGAAAACAATTTTAGGTCTTTACGTTATTTCTTGTTTAGACGGACTTGGGAATATTCTATGGCTTTGTCATACCAAAGATTTAATGTATCAAACAGCAGATGAAGCAGTTAAATGGTTTGGTTCAGAAAATGTTGGCAGAGTAGGAGACAGTCAATTACAACTCGGAAGATTTTTTACTTCTGCCACAAGACAAACTTTCAAAGAACATGCAGAACAATGGGGAACTGAATATGACATGATTGTTTTAGATGAAGCTCACCATCTTTCTGCCTTTCCTTATCGTGATCGTTATGGAAATGAAGTTGGAGAATATGGTTGGATATTCAAGAGAATCTTTGCTCCAATTCGTATAGGATTAACTGCTACAATGCCTGATAAGATTGAATCAAAGATGGCAATGGAAGCTTTAATCGGTCCTATTTTAGAAGAATTTACAATCAAAGAAGCAGAGGATCAAGGGTATATGGCAAAACCAATTATCAAGATTAAAAAAATTCCAGCATCTGAAAATGTCAAACAGTATAGAAAATATTCCGATGTATATGAATGGGGAATTGTCCGGCGTTTAGAACGAAACAGAATCATCATTGATATTGTCCAACAACATCAAGAAAAAAATGAATCGGTTCTAATCGTTGTGAATAAAATTGATCATGGAGTTCTTCTCAAAAATCTCGGAGACAGAAGAAATCTTGAAATAGAATTTATTCATGGGGAAACAGATTCAGCAACCAGAGCATCCGCTAAAAAATTATTGAACAGCAAACGTTTGAAATGCGTTATTTGCACTTCAGTTTGGAAAGAGGGAGTAAATATTCCCGAATTAAATGTAATCATAAATGCGGCTGGTGGAAAATCTGAACTAAATACATTGCAAGTAATCGGTAGAGGATTAAGAAAAACAGACAACAAGACCGAATTGATTATCTATGATTTTTTTGATCCTTCTCATCATTATCTCATTTCTCATTTTGGAGAACGTCTAACTCTTTATATGGAAATGGGATGGATCAGCTAATGAATACAAAAAAATGTAAAGTTTTTAATTGTGAAAATTCTTACCACGCAAAAGGGTATTGTAGAAGGCATTACCATCAAATATTTTATTACGGTGAAATAAAAAACAGAACATGGTTTGATAAAAATAATTTCATTATTGAAAATGACATAACAAAGATAATTTTGTTTAACCAAAAACAAATCAAAGTTGGTGAAGCTTTAATAGATACAAAATATTTGAAAAAATGCCAAAATATAAAATGGAGATTGCATAAAGGATATGTTGTAGGTTTCCCCAAAATAAAATTATCAGAATTTATTTTTGGAAAGAAAAAATATGATAGTACAATTATTGATCATATAGACAGTAATCCTTTAAACAACAAACGAAACAATCTCCAAGAAATAACTAACCAACAAAATCAAATAAAAAAGAAAATGCAAGGAAACAATACCTCTAAATATAGAGGAGTTACTTACAATAAAAATGCTAAAAAATGGCAAACCACAATAGTAAAAAATTATAAACATTATTATTTGGGATTGTTTTCTGATAAAAAAGAAGCCGCTTTAGCTTATAATAAAAAAGCCAAAGAATTATTTGGTAGGTTTGCTATATTAAATAAGGTAAATTAAATATGAAACCAGACTATAATGCAATCTTGAGAGAATTTGATTTAATCAGATATTTGGACAGTAGAAATATCTGGCACAAAGATCATGGAGATAATGTCTCTAGGGGATGGACTTCGATCAATTGCTTATTCTGCATCGATCATGCCAATCATCTAGGAATCAATTTAACCACCAAAGTATTCACTTGCTATAAATGTGCTGAAAAAGGAAATTCTTATAGACTGATTCAAGAAATTGACGGAGTTGATTTTCGTGGATCAGTTCAAATAGCAAAAGAATTTGGAGGAGAAGTTTATGTACCAATAGAAAAACAGTATCAAACAAAACTGAAACTTCCCTCAAACATCTTAAAAGATTTTCCGAAAGAATACAAAGATTATCTCATCACACGGAAATACGATCCTGATTTTGTAATCAACAAATATAATTTATTAGCAGCCGGTCCTATTAGTGACTTTCGATTTAGAATCATTATGCCTGTTTTCATGAATAATCGAATGTTATCATTCGTAGGCAGAGATATAACGGGAAAATCGATTCTGCCGTATAAAAACTCAAGTGAGAAGTTCTGCATCAGAGATCCTAAAAAATGTCTCTATAACATTGATTCCGTTATTCAAGACAAAGCAGTTGTTGTTGAGGGAATCTTTGATGCATGGAGAATCGGAGACGGTGCTGTAGCAACTTTCGGTGATCAATACACACATGAACAAATCAGATTATTCAAGAATCTAAAGCGAGTATTTGTCTTATATGACGCGGATGCCACACATATTTCTTATAAGCTTGCTTCTGACTTGTCTGCAATTGTCAAAGAGGTAAAAGTCATTGAATTAAGTGAAGGAGATCCAGATAAATTAACCGAAGATGATGTAAGAGCATTAAGAAAGGAAATCGGATTATGACAGAATTTACTCCTATACTTATTGAAGAATTTAAAAAATGGTTAGGACCAAAAGGAATCCGGTTCTTTCAATTATGTAAATTTTTGAAAGGAACGGTTTCTCCTGTTTTTGCAATCAAAACAAATGCCAAAACAATACCATATGCTATTCACTTCAATGAAGGTATGCAAATTCGTAATTGGATGCGAGGTCAATCAGAATTTAAAGAATTTACTGATCATGATTTTGATAATACATGGACAATATTAGTTGAAAAAGCAATTGAAAAGGAGAAAACATGAAAAAACCAAGACCACAAAAATTACAAGGTTCCACCTATTCTATGAAAACAGGTTGTGGAATGCTATACATAACAATCAATGATGATCAAGAAGGTATGTTTGAATTATTTTCATCTTTAGGAAAATCTGGTGGATGTGCCTCTTCACAAATAGAATCCATTAGTAGATTAATTTCTTTGTCATTAAGATCAGGAGTTGATCCAAAACAAATCATTAAACAGTTGATAGGAATATCTTGCCATCAATTTATAAAAGCAGAAGAAAATTCGGTAATGTCTTGTGCCGATGCCATTGCTAAAACAATCAAATTTCATTTAGAACAAAAGGAGGTGCAGAATGGTTAAAGAAATTATTGTAAAAGAAATGGAAACAAATGAAATGCGGGAATGTATCAAAAAAGTTTTAGAAGAAATGGAAAAAGAAAGAAAATCAATACTGCAAAATTTAGTAGATAGAGATCATCCTAATCTTCAAATGGCCACAGAAGTTTTTGAAATAGCTTCCTTACTTCAACCAATCTGCATAAAATCATTATATATGGACAATTATTTATGTACCCAAATAACTTCCGTATTAATTGCTATTCTTAATGGAGTCAATAATGGTTATATACTTGATGAAGTTGAAAGATTGTTTAAGGTACATTCATTGATGAATACAAGTACCGAAGAAGCTCCAAAAAATAAATCTAAATTGAATTGATATTTTGGAAATTTTCTTGACTTTTTTTAATTTAAGTTGTCAAGTGATTTCTCAATTTGCTTTCCATATCAAAGCAGTAAACCTGTTTTGATTTTGCAATCAAAAAGGAGTTCAATCATGAAAATCTTTAATGAAGAAATAATAGTAATCCCAAAAGCAGTAGTAAAATTAGGATTAACCACTGCTTTTATGCTTTCAGTATTACAATATGCAAGACTTTATTTCCAAGAAAAAAATATGATAAAAAATGATTTTTTTCCTTTATCATCAACCATCATTAAAAATGAAATAGGACTTTCAAGAGAAGTACAAGATCGATCAGTTAAAAAATTATCAAAATTAAATTTAATAGAAACAAAAGTTATGGGCATACCTGCAACAAAACATTTCAAAATAAATTTAGAACAAATATGGAAATTAATATGACAGAAGAATATCCGTCTTATGAACAAATGATTGAATATAACAATCTATCAATGGGCACAGGTCCATTCATAGTTGTTTATGCAAGAACCATAGAAATACTAGGAGCAATTGAATCAATTCTTTTCCAATATCTTTTACGAAAAGAATCAAATTTCCGAGAACAAAAAACCTTACAAGATGATGAATTTTTTTATAATATTTTAGAAGATGTTCAATACGGAACAGGTCTTTCCAGAAGAAATATTGAAACCGCAACAAAAAATTTAGAGGAAATGAATCTCATTGCAACGAAAATCAAAGGTATACCACCTAAAAAGTTCTATAAAATCAATCACAAAGAGGCTTATCTTCAGTTTGTGTGTATCCGACAAACAAATTTTCACGGTCCGTACAAATCAAAATGCTCGGTCCGTACAACAACTAATAAAGCATTAACTAAACTCCGTTTCAACACTTCGTGTTCAAGCACTTTCTCCGAAAGTGCTTGTAAAAAAATTAAACCTATAATCAAGAAAGATCGCAAAAAAGATTACATCAAAAACGGAATCAAAGAAACCCTTGCTAAAAATCAGGAGAAGCGTTTGCAGGATAAAAAAGCAAAGTTAGTCCGAACTACTACTTTTGAAATAGATATTATACTTGATTATTGGAGAAGCAAAGGATTGACAGTTCACAGAGAAGGAACAAAATCTTATGCCCTTTTGATTGATAGAATCAAATCTTTGCTTAAAGGAACTTTGTTCAATTCATTCATCGATAAATCAAATCACAATCGAAAATTTTCAACGGAAGAAATCAAACGATCAATTGACAATTATTGTTTAGCGGCATACAATTCAGATTATGAACCGACTAACAAAGCATTCTTGCAAGAATTGAGATTCGTGGATTTCTTTCTTACTGACAAACCTTGTTCTACAGAAAAAAGAAAAAGTGTATTTCTGCAATTCTTGTTGGAAAGACCAAGACAAACATCACAATCAAAAATTTATGGAGCAAAAGATGAATATCCTCATGCTTCAAAAATCATCACTGATTGGTATAAGAAAACATTCGGAAACAGAGACGGTGGAAAATATACTTTGCAAAACAGAAATGACATTGTTTATGCCACAAAAGAAATAGCCAAGTTTTACGAAAAAAATAAAAGTGCTTTGAAAATTGACAATTGGAAAACGATGTATAGTCAAACCGATCCGATTGCTTTTTTAGCTGTACAGCTTACAAGAACGATGGATAAGATATTGCGAGAACATGATATTATGTTTTCATCATTCACAACTTCTTGGTTAAAATCTGAAAAGACGTTTAATGAGAGGTTCCCGTCTTTTCTGTATCAAGAGAGTATGATGAAGCGTAATCAATGAAAAAATGCGGTAAATCAAATTGTCGTGAGGGAGAACAGCATGTCTAAAGTGACAATCAAAGAGATAGATTCAACTATTGAAAATCAAATTACCACAGCAATGATTATTTCTACTAAATTTTTATCGGAAGTTTCACCTTTATTTGATAAGGATTATTTAAAAAATTCTTTTGCTAAAATCATTTGCTTTTGGTGTTTAGATTATTACAAGCAATACAAGAAAGCTCCTGGAATACATATCAAGGATATTTTTAAAATTGAATCAGAACTTGGAATGACTTCTGAAGATAAAGAAATCATAGGAACATTCCTGTCTAAACTGAATAAGCAATACGTGGAAGATCAGGGAATAAATTCCGATTATATTCGTGATAATGCTTTTAATTATTTCAAGCAAAGAGAATTAGAAATCAGAGTGGATAAAGCAAGCAAGCTACTCAAAGTAGGAAAAGTTGAGGAAGCGGAAGAGCAATTCACGAAATTCAAAAAAATTGCTTATCAAGTATCTGGATGGTTTAATCCTTTTGAAGCAAGTGAAGTCATGGAAGTTTTTGATGATACAGATTCAGGTATTTTTTTATTGCCTGGAGCACTTGGTCAGGTGATGGGGCCGATAGAACGAGATTGGTTTATTGCTGTATTAGCACCGTTCAAAAAAGGAAAATGTATAGCAAAAGGTTCAATGATACTGTTACCTAATGGTTCTTTAAAACCAATAGAAAAAATTATTGAAGATAAGGATAAGTATATTTTAAGTAAAGATAATTCTGGAAAAATAGTCAAAGGAGAAATAACAGATTATTATATCAACGGATTAAAAGAAACATATCTTGTAAAAACAAGATCGGGAAGAGAGGTTTCTGTAACTTACAATCATCCTTTCTTTACTCCTAATGGATGGGTTGCTTTGAATAAAATTTCTGTGGGAGATTTTATTGCTTGCCCAAGACAATATGAGAATTTAGGAACTAGAACCTACGAATCTTATAAATTAAAATTACTTGCTTATATGATTGCTGAAGGATGTTTTAGAGGAAATGGTAGCTATACATTTACTAATAAAAGCAAAAAAATACAAGATGATTTTAAATCTTGCGTAGAACAAATGGGGGATTTGGCAAGTAAAGAAAATGAAATAACCACAAGAATCGTAAGTAAAAAAGGAAAAGGTTATTCTGGTGGTTCTAATTTAAGAAAATGGATAACTAAATTAGGAATGCATCAAAAATTATCTAAAGAAAAAATAATTCCTGATTTTATCTTTAAATTACAAAATAAAGATGTGGCTTTGTTTCTGTCAACATTATTTACTTGTGATGGTTCAATATACAAAGAAGGGAAAAATACTGTTGTTATAAGCTATGGTTCAGCAAGTAAAAAATTGATTAAGCAAGTTAACCATCTCTTATTGAGATTTGGTATTGTAGGAAGAATAAAACCAACTATTTATAAAGAATTTTGCTCTTGGGAAGTAGTATTGGCTGATATGATTAGCATAAATAAATTTATGTCTCAAATAGGATTTATTTATGAAAAACAAATTAAGGCAAAAAAATTACTTTCTGAAATAATTGAAAAACGATGCCAAAAAAGCAATATTGATGCCATTCCTTATGAAGTATTAAAAACCATAATACCTGATGAACGACCTATAAAAAACGAAGCTGTTAGACAATGTTATAAAAAGAAAGGTAAAATATGTCGTTCAAGATTGCCACAACTTATTCCGGCATATCCTCAAACTAAATCTATAATAGAAGATGATCTTTTATGGGATTCTATTGTGGAAATAATTCCTCTTGGAAAACAAGAAACATTTGATTTGACTGTTAAAGATTACCATAATTTTATTGCTGAAGATGTTTTTGTGCATAATACTTGGTTTCTACAAGAGATGGCTGTCAGAGCTATTTTTCAGAGATTGAAGGTTGTTTTCATTTCATTGGAAATGAAAAAGAAGAATATCAAAGAAAGACTGTATAAACGAGTTACTGGATTCGGTTCTAAATCAGGAGAAGATGTTTTCTTGTATCCTGTTTTCGATTGTGAACTGAATCAAACAGGGGAATGTGAACGTCCTGAACGAACAAATCAAATCACATTAAGAACTGCTAACGGTGAAAAACCAGACTTCGATCTTGATATGGAATATAGACCTTGTTCTTATTGCAGATCAAACATGATCATGGATTATCGATTAGAAACATGGTACGAAACAATTGAGATTCCTCAATTTTCTTTTTCCTCAACTAAAAAACAGTTATCAGCACTTGAAAGAATGTACGGAGACAATCTCCGAATAATCAGTTACCCCAGATTCACAGCAAGCATTTCAGATATACGGAGAGATTTGTTTATTCTTGAACAGCATGATGGATTTGTTCCTGATGTAATCATTGTTGATTATGCAGATATTCTTAAACCGAATGCATCTAAAGGGAAAAAGCTAGATGACATTGATGACATATGGAAAATGCTTGCATCAATGGCCGCAGAAAAACATTGTATTGTATTTACAGCAAGTCAAGGAACCAGAAGCTCAATTTACAAAAGTGATATGAGCCAGGACGATCTTGCAGAATGGATTGGTAAATTAGGTCATGTTGATATGTTTTTAGGATTGAATCAAACGAAAGATGAAAAACGATCTAAAATAATTCGTGTCAATGGATTAGTTCATCGACATAAGGAAATAGATGAAAATGTATTTGCTTGTTTATTGCAACAATTGGAAGTAGGTCAATTTTGCATGGACAGTCATTTGATGAGGAGGTAATTATGCTTGTGCGATGCACTGGAAAATGTAAAAAAGAATATGAGCAAAATGAGGAGAATTTTTATAGAAGAAAGATAGGTGGTTTTTATACTGTCTGCAAAACTTGTTGCCGAGATAGATCATTGAAATATTATAAAACTCTTCCCACAACAAAAAAAAGAAAGTCTTATTACAAGGCTAAAAAAACAGAATTTGCTAAACGAAACACAAAAGAAGGATTCATAAATTACATGAAAAAGAATCCTGTTTATTTTAAACAAACATTTAATCAAGAACCTACGGCATTGAATATTTTAGATGCTTGCAAATCATTGATTTAAAGGAGAAAATCATGTCTGTATTATATCAGAAAAGACCCAATGACGGATCAGCGATTGTTTGGGATTACATTACAAAGAAATATGGTAAAATAGAAATACTGCAATTCAATCCTAATTGTTGCGGTCCTCATAACTGGGTAGCTAAAGTTGATGGTAAAATGATTTCTGTCGATATGGCAGAAGTAAAAGGGGAAAGGAATAAACTATGATCGAAACAATGAAGGCAAAAACACGAAGGGAAATGGAAGATTTTTTCAGCAAATATTGCATAGGAAGAGGATTAGATATTGGATCAGGTCGTGACCCTCTTTTGCCTGATATAGCTGTTATTGATCTTCAATTTGGCACCGATGCTCGATTTCTTCCATTTCCTGACAATACATTTGATTTTGTCTATTCAAGTCATTGTTTGGAACATCTTATTTGTTTGGAAGAAGTTATCAGAGAAAGTTTTCGTGTTCTTAAACCGAACGGATACATGATCTATTATTTGCCTCATCGTGATTTATATGAACATCGAAAATGTTTATCAGAACCAGGCAATTCTGATCATAAACATTTTTTCTTAATGGATAGAAGTGAAGCTCCTGTTACGATTGGAATTATACCATTAGTAGCTATAATGTATCCAAACAGTGAATTGATTTATGCAAAAAAATGTGAAGAAAACGGAGAGTTCAGCATTGAATGTGTTTGGACAAAAAGAGAATAACAATCTCGAAGGAGAAGGAGAAAATTATGAATGCCACTTCAAAAAAATTAAAAAAAGATTTTATGGAAGAAGTTAAAATAATTGAAAGAGACGGTATTGGTGATCTTTTAGATTATTTAGAAGAAAATGATTTTTTCACGGCACCTGCATCCACTATGTATCATGATTCTGAAGAAGGTGGTTTAGTTTTTCACAGTTTGTCCGTTTACGATGTAGCAAAAGAGCTAAATTCATTGTTTGAACTTAAATATAATGCGGAGACCATCGCTATATGCGCTTTATTTCATGATGTATGTAAGATGAACATGTATGTCAGAGCTACTCGTAATAAAAAGATTGATGGACAATGGAAAGAAATACTTGTGTGGGAAGTTCAAGATCAATTGCCTTTAGGTCATGGTGAAAAATCTATTTACATGATTAACAAATTTATGGCATTGACAGAAGAAGAAGCTATGGCTATTCGATGGCATCTTGGAGGATTCGATACAGCGGTTCACTTTCCATATCCTTATGGATTTCCTCAAAAACAAGCATTCAGAGAATCTAAATTGGTTACTTTATTAGCCATTGCTGATTTAAGTGCTTCCTATATTTTAAAATAGGAGGATGCTAATGTTTGGATTTGAATTATCGGATTTGTTGGCTTTGTTAATCGGGGTAATTTTATATTTATATATTTCATTAAAAGACACATAAAGGAGAAAATATGATTTCAATTACAAGAATTTTTACATTTGAAGCGGCTCATTATTTACCTCAACATGAAGGAGATTGCCATGATAGAATGTAAAGTATGCCATAAAACATATTCCATTATAAGTCATAAACATTTAAAAAAACATGGAATGACTATTTTGGAATATAAAAATAAATTTTTCAATGCTCCCATATCTTCCACAGAATATTCTAATAAATTATCTAAAGCACAAAAAGGTAAAAAAATGGGAGAAAATAATCCTGCTAAAAGAAAAGAGGTAAAAGAAAAAATTAAAAAATCTGTTACAAAATTATGGGATGAAGGCAAGTATAAAAATAGAATTAATGGTATGGAAGATGTTTGTGGAAAAGCCCATCCTAATTGGAAACCTAATATTCATGAACCTCTGTTTTTAACAAAGAATAAATATGTTGATTACCTTTCTCAATATGAGGATGTGTCAGTTTGTAAAAGATGTGGAAGTAAGAAAAAAATAAATATACACCATATTGATGAAGATCATAATAATTTTCTTCCTTCTAATCTTGAACCTTTATGTGTTGGTTGTCATAGTCATTTTCATTATGAGACACAAAAACAACCCTTCATTTCTGTGGGTAAATTATTTACATTTGCAGCCGCTCATAGATTGCCTGAATATAATGGCCCTTGTGAACGTTGGCATGGTCATGAATGGTCTTTAGAAGTAGAAATAACTAAACGAATTGATGGTAAAACAGGAATGGTTATAGATTTTTCTAAATTAAAAAAGATAGTGACGGAATATGTAATTAACATATTTGATCATAACACTATTAATGATATTATTAAAAATCCTACAGCAGAAAATATTTTAATATGGATATGGGAAACATTAATGTTTGATGCTCATTTAAAAGGAATTAGCAAAATTACTTTATGGGAAACTCCTTCAAGTCGAGCTTGTTTAAATGTAAAAGGAATGCTGTCTATATTGTCATCAAAAATAGAAAAAGGAGAATGATCATGTTCATTAATTCAATCTATGCAGGAATCAACGGAGAAGTTTCTTTATTAGGGCAAGGATCACTTTGTACTTTTATCAGACTTCAAGGATGTAATTTAAAATGCAAGTATTGTTTTGGAGTTATGCCAGGAAAACATAATCCTAAAATTATACTATCTGATAAACCAAATAAAAAATTAACCGATGTAAAAATTGGAGATAAACTATTAACCTTTAATGATAAAAAAGAATTAGTAGAAACAGAAGTTACTAATTTAATTACAAGAGAGGTTGATTCTTGGTTAAGAATAAAAATAAAAAATTATGAATATTATGTAACAGAAGAACATCCATTTTTTACAACAAGTGGATTAAAACAAGCGAAAGATTTGCAGATAGGTGATGAAATTTACCATTCTGATTTTAAAGATAAATTATCTTTTAGAATGATGGGAAATAAAAATCCTATGGAAAATGAAGATGTTAAGAAAAGATCATTTGAAAATACCGATTATAAATTAATTGGTAAAAAAATAAGTTCCACCATTAAAAGAAAACAAATTGAAGGAACTTACATATCTCCTTATGATTCTCTTTCAAAAGATACCCAAAAAGAAATAGGAGAAAAAATATCTTTATCTAAAATAGGAAATAAAAATCCTAATTGGAAAGGAGGTTCCAAAACTCCTAATTACGATAAATTAAAACAACAAATAAAAGATGGAGAAATAAAAATCTGTTCTAAATGTTTGAAAGAAAAATCTTTAGATGTTCACCACAAAAATAATGATCATAAAAATGATGCTCCAGAAAATTTAGAAGTTTTATGCGAATCTTGTCATTACACCGAACATGAAATTGGTTATAATTTCTGGAAAAACAATAACAGAAAAGATGGTAAACAATTAACAGCAATGAATGGATTTAAAGTTTTATCCATTAAAAAAATTAATAGAAATAACTACCCACCATCTTTAAAACCTAAACCTTTAAAAGTTTACAATTTATCTTGTGAACCTTATAATAGTTTTCTAATTGACTATATGTGGGTTCATAATTGTGATACGAAACAAGCACAAAAAGTGGATAAAGAGAAAACAGAATTTCTATCCGCAGATAGAATTTATACCTATCTTATTAATGGGTATGATGATAATCGAATTTTTCCAAAAAATATTACAATTACGGGAGGGGAACCACTAACACAAGAAAGAGAAGTGATTGCATTGGCAAGAATGTTTAGAGAATATGGTGAAAATCGTTATATGATTTCTATCGAAACAAATGGATCTTTTAGAGTACCTTATTCCGAATATGTAGATTCGTGGGTAGTCGATTGGAAATCCCCCTCAAGTGGTATGAGAGATAAAATGAAATATGCCAATTTTTTAACTATAGGCAGAAATGATTTTGTGAAGTTCACTATTAAAAATAGAGAAGATTTTATTGATGCTATGGAATGTATGGAAACTCTTTATAAAGGGCATGAATCTCCTAAATTTGCTTTTTCTCCACAAGTTTCCAATAATCCAAATAATGATATTTCAAAAACAATTTTGATTGATTGGATGCTTGAATCAAAAATTTGTGTAGAGACAAAAGCAATCCTAAACTTACAAATTCACAAAATAATTGGAACCGCATAAAAAATAAATATAAGGATTTTGAGAAGTTGTAGGTATTCCTACTATTTACCAAAAATAACTGAAAATTTTTAAAAAATATTTGCTACAATAAAGGCAAAGACGAAAATGAAAAAGCAGTTCAAACCAAAACACATTTTATTAAGGAGGTAGTATGAGCAACATTGATTTTAAGCAATTGAAGGAAATGGTAAAAGCATTAAATGAAGCTGTCTATTTGGCAGAGGACAATTCCGAAGTAGAATTTTTGGAAGACAAAATTAAAATTGCCGGAGTTTCCGCAGAAAAACTGAAAGACAGTTTTATTCAGGCTATCGCAACAATGGATGAAGATGTTCAGCAAGTTCTTCCGGATGAAATTTCAGATTATTACAATGATCTGATTTCTGAAGATCCTGAACCGGAACCCGAGCCCGAACCGGAGAAGCCTTCAAAGAAAACTTCTGCAAAAGAAGAAAAGAAAAAGGAAAAAGAGAAAGCAAAGAAAGAGCCCGGTAAGAAAAAAGAACCTGCTGAATTGTCTGTTTTTGGACACAAGATGAATACACAGGCAGCCAAACTGGATGCTTTGCTTGCTCCCGGCAAAAGCATTTCTCTTGAAGAACTGATCAAAGGTTCCGGCCGTTCTGCTCTTGGTGTCAAGAGCCATGTTAAACATTTGATTGAAGCTCGTGGATTGACAATCAATGTAAAAGATAACATGTATCGTTTTGTTAAAAACCCGACTAAATAATCTTGCTGTTTCGTTTTAGATCGGGGGAATTGTGTAAGGTGTGGGTCACCGTGGCTTTTGCCATTATCAGTTCAAATGCTGATTTTACATTTTCCCCCGATCTTTTCTATTAAGGAGTTGTTATGCCTAACAAAAAAGATGATGATGTTCTTCTCCAAACATTAATGGAACGATTTTTACAAAACATGGATCTGAATTTAAAAGATCCTAATTTAAAAGGAACTCCTGCTAGAATAGTCAAAATGTATAATCAGGAATTTCTTACCAATACAAATAAAAAACCAAGCAAAAAAATAATCAAATCATTTCCTAATGAAAAGAAATACGATGAAATAATTTTATTGGATAATATTCCTTTTGTGTCTTTATGTTCTCATCATTTTTTACCCTTTCCAGGACTTGCTTGGCTTGCGTATGTTCCAAATAAAAAATTAGCCGGTGCTTCTAAACCAGCAAGAGTGATAAATTTCTTTTCTAAAAAACCTCAATTGCAAGAGAATCTGGCATCCGAGATAGTTGACTATTTTGATAAGCAGGTTCAGCCGATCGGAGTAATGTTAGTTATGAGGGCTGTTCATGGATGCATGTCTTGCAGAGGAGCAAAAACTGGAGAAAATGCAGGCATGATTACTTCTATTACTCGTGGATGTTTTCGTGAAAATATGGAAACAAGATTGGAGGCATTAGACTTAATCAAATTGTCTATTTACTTAAGGAGATAATTTCATGAATATTGTAAAAGCAGAAATTTTGTGGTCAAGAAAATGTTTATTGAAATGTTCCTATTGTGCTATGGCAGATAATAGAGATAATAGAATTGTTCTTGAAGGTTGGAAAAAAGGATTTGAACAACTTAAAAAATTAGGATGTTCTTTTGCCGCATTTTATGGGGCAGAACCTTTAGAAGAATTTGAAAAATTACCCTCAATAATAGAATATTCAGAAGATATTGGAATACATACCACAGTTATTACAAGCGGAATAACTAAAGATTTAAATTATAAATTGAAACAATTGTACAAACATGGATTAAGATCAATAACAACTTCTTATGATATGGTTTCTTTAGATACTTCAAGCAGTATAAAATCTTCTAAAGCCATGGAAATAATCAGCACATTTAAATCATTTGGAAATGTTCGTGACGTTGCTGTAGTAGCAACTTTAACCAAGAAAAATTTTCATCTTCTTCCAGAAACAATTGAACAAATGTCAAGTAAAGGAATTTGGACATTCTTTGATTTGATTCATTTTGATAGAGGGCAATCCGGATCTAAAGTAAGAAACACAGATGTTACCTTTGAGAATGTTTTTCAAAAAGATGATTTCAAAGCTTTAGCAGATGTATTAAGCGAAGTTATTTCTATGAAAAAACGCGGATATTTGTGTCATGCCAGCGAGATTTTCTTAAACAAGATCATTGACGAGCATGATAAAGTTTACGAATGGAATTGTGCAGATGAAAAATGCTTTCCCGCTTGGGTCACTATTGATTGTGATGGTACTGTTTATCCTTGTGATGACTTTCAGCCCACAATATTTAAATATCCTAATGGAACTGAAAAAGAAATTTCTATGATAAAAATGTGGAATCTTTATGAAGAATGGGATAAATTTTGTAATACTTGGAAAAAAGTAATAATGGGGAATTGTCCAGGATGTTGTTGGAATACTCATATCGACGGAATTGCCATAAAACAAGGATTGATTCCTTTAACAGATTATATACACGGAACATAAAGGAGAAAAATTATGATATTATTATTTTCAGGCGGCATTGACAGTTTTTGTGCTTATCATTATTTAGGTAAACCACAAACAGTTTACTTTGATTTAGGAACTCCATACACACAAAAAGAAATTAAAGTTATCAAGAAATTAATTCCTGAAACAATCATTGATAATTCTTTGAATCTCGGCAGCAGGCAGATTGGAGAGAAAGCGTATGTTCCTTTCCGTAATCTATATCTAGCAATGTTAGCGGTTAAATATGATGACACCGTTGTTATTGCCGGAGTTAAAGATGATGATGTATCTGATAAAAATGAACCAATATTTGAAAAATTTTCAGAATTACTTTCTGAATTAGAAGGAAGAGAAATCAATGTCATAAGTCCTTTTTGGGGAATGACAAAAGAGCATGTGATTGAATGGTATTTAGAAGAACATTCTCCTGATGATCTATTAAAAACTGTTTCCTGCTACTCCATAGAAGATACAAATTATTGTGGAATGTGTCCATCTTGTTTCAGAAAGTGGTGTGCATTAAAAGCCAATAATATAAATTTAGATTTTCATAATAAAGTCTTAATGGAAAATTATTATAACAAAGCTTTGAACAATCATTACATTCCAGAAAGAAATGAATTAATCATCAAACTCACAAAGGAGTATTTATCATGACAAGAGCCCATTTTGTAAAGAAAGCACAGAAAGATTATCCAGAATTTGGAATCAAAAAAGGAGACAGTTATTGGCATTGGGCTTTTGCTTTTGGTCCAAAGTATAAAAGTAAAACTCAACCAACACGCTCTCAATTAACACGATCTTCTTTTTTAAGCACATTATATTCCATTGAAGATGGTATATCCAATGCATTTAAAGAATGCACTACATCAGATGATTTAGAAAGTTCTATGGAACAGCTTATAAGCGATATTGAAGAATTGAAAGATGAAACTCAAAACAGTTTAGATAATATGCCTTCTCAATTGCAAGATGCTGATAGTGGGCAGTTGCTTCAAGAAAGAATTGAAGCCTTAGAAAGTTGGATAAGTGATCTTCAGAGCATTGATCTTTCCATCGAAGATGATTTATCCGATGAAGAAAAAGCAAATCGCATTCAAGAAATCATCGAAGAAATTGAAGGATATGGAATTGGATTATGAAAATTGGAGTGGATATTGACGGAACTCTTACCACAAGTAGTGTAGGATGGGATTACGAAAATCGAATCCCTAATCATGAAATGATTGCTTGGGTAAATAAACATTTTGAAAAAGGAGATTTCATTGAATTGTTTACTTCACGATTGCCATGTGATCGTGCAGTTACAAAAAAGTGGTTAAAGAAACATGGAATCAAATATAATAATCTTATTTTAGGGAAACCAAAATATGATCTTTATGTAGGGGATGAAGTAAAAAGACCTGAGGAGGTATTATTATGCAAATAAAAGAATGTAAAACAAATTGTTTATTTTATGAAATGGGTGAATATTGTGCATCTCCTATAGCAGATAGAGATGATGTTATTGGAACAGAAATGTTCTGTAGCCAATACATCCCAATTAATGAATTTAAAAAAGAAATACCGCATATTAAATATATCATTGCATTGGATGAATCGGACAAAGGACAGTTACTGGAAAAAATTCCTGAATTAAAAGGAAAAGTAATTACCTTAAAAGAAAAAAAGAAATTAAAAATTCGTTTAAAAGATAAGGGAGTTTTCCCTATGTATGAAGGAAATGAATTTTATGGTTTATAAAGGAAAAATTTAAAATGACAACTAAACTTTTTCTTGATTCAGGAGCATATTCCGCATATCAGAATAAAACAATTGTTGATATTTATGAATACATGGATTTTATCAAGAAGCATGAAAAAGAAATAACTACTTATGCAAATCTTGATTCTATAGGTTCCGCAGAAGAAACTTGGAAGAATCAGAGAATAATGGAACAACACGGATTCAATCCCATTCCTGTTTATCATTTAGATGAGGATAATAAATATCTTGATATGTGTTTGAAATATCCTTATTTTGCTGTCGGAGGATTAGCTTCTGCAAAGGGCAAATCGTTAAAACCTTTTCTGAAAAAAGTATTTGTAAAAGTATGTCCTGAAAGTAATAATTATTATCCCATCTGTAAAGTTCATGGTTTTGGAATAGCTACTCCTGAAATCATTACTTTTTTTCCCTGGTACAGTATTGATACTACTTCTTGGGTTCAATACGGACGATACGGAATTATACTTGTTCCCAGAGTAGAGTTTGGAAATATAACATACAAAAAACCACCTATGTCAGTAGCAATTTCTTCAAAATCAAAAGCTATTGGTGACATAAAACATTTTAGACATTGCCGTGAAAAAGATGAAGTAATGGAATATTGTAGGATTAAAAATTTTCCTATTGGCAAAACTTTGACAAAGAAAGTTAATCCTGGTTATGAATTAAAAGAAAATGAATCTTGGATTGATAGAAAAACAAAAGATAAAGTACAAGTGATTATTGAAAGAGGATTGTGTTGTGATGGGGAAATGCGGGATGCTTTGAATTTACAGTATTTTTTGGATCTTGAAAAACATATTCCTAAATATCCTTGGCAATATAAACATATTCCTAGAGTTGACTGAAAATTTTCAAAAAAATTCTGCTATAATTAAAATAGAAAATAAAAATAAAGGAGAAACCAAAATGCATAAACAAGAAAAATTGTTAAATGCAATTATAAAATCTATCAAACATTGGGAAAAAGATATTCTTGAAAAGTTAAAAGATGGAGATCGAGCATTCTTAAATTCTTCAGGAATACTTTTTTGGGAAGTTGATGAAACAGAAATTCCTTGTTATGAAAAAAATTGTCCTTTATGTTTGCATCGTGATAAATATTCAATTTCAGATACCTGTCATGAATGTCCATTATTTGAATGCACCAAAATAGATTGCAATGAATCAGGAAGTTCTTGGAGTAATTGGTTAACACATCCAAGTGAAAAAACAGCTAATGCGATGATCAGAGATTTAAAGAAAACTTTATTATGGTATTTGCAAGAATTGAAAATAAGTGGTGAAATTTATGAGAAAAGAATTTCAGATATTAGGAGTAAATACGGGAAGGATTAATTTAAAGGAAAGTAATATGAGACATGATGACTCGGATCAAAATGCAGAATATGCCAGATTGAAAAATCTGGAATCGTATGAAATCGAACGGAAAGAAAAAGAAGCCAAACAAAAAGAAAAAGAATCGGAAGATAACGATTGAAAATTTCACGTTGATATGCTAACTATAGTTAGTGAGGTGATTATGCAGCCAGAGATGGAATTTGATAAAAAAAATGGCAGTAAACTAACCATTGAAAATCAAGATGTATATTTTTACACATCAGAAAATATGCCTTTTATAAAAGATGGTTCTGTTAATTTATTTATAACAAGTCCGCCATATTGGAACTTGAAGAATTATGGAGGAACACCTAATCAAATTGGGAGAGAACCTTATGAAACTTATTTAGAACGCTTAAATAAAGTATGGCGTGAATGTTTCAGGGTTGCTAAAGATAATAGCGTTCTTATCATAAATATTAATTCAAGAAGAGTAGACAAACGGTTTTATCCTATAGCCCTTGATATATACAAAGAAATGAAATTGTGGAAATTATGGGATGTGCTAATTTGGTATATTCCGAATGCATTACCACAATGTAAACACTACATGAATAGATTATTTGATAATAAATTTGAGTATCTTTTAATATTTACCAAAGGTGATCCAGAAAAACATACTTTTCATAAGCCACGGGTTCCTCAAAAATATGCCACAGCCGATCCACGGCAACATAAAAAAAACAACGCCGGTCGATGCATAGGAAACGTATTTAGGATAGCTGCATATAGACCTCCAAATGTCAAACAATTAAGTTATCATGTGGCTGCGTATCCTGAAGAATTAGTTGCTTTTATGCTAGAGACGTATACTAACTCCAATGATATAGTTTTAGATCCCTTCCTTGGGAGCGGTACAACTTTAAAAGTCGCCAAGGCCATGAATCGAAAGGGAATTGGCTTTGAGTTAAATGATAATTATAAGGAATTGATTGAGGAAAAAATTAAAGAATATTGGGAACCGCCCGACTGGAAGAAACTGGACATAATTCATTCATCGACTATGAATACAGGTCTAAAGACCCCTCGAAAGATTCAATTCAAGAAAAATAATGATCTAGTGATAATAGATAACCAGAGTTTATTTTAGAAACACTAAAACTTTACCAGCTTCAATGCCTGGTTTTAGATTTCTTTTAAAAATTATATTGTTTTTATATCTTGAAAGAAACGGTCAAAATTATTGAAAGTAGGTGATTACAATCATTCTATACTTATCCGGTAATTTCCCTCAATTATCAAAGATTGAGAAAGAACAAAAGATGGCTGAAAACAATCAAAGAAAAGGAGCAGGATACCATCGTCTTATGACTTTCTATTATAAAAAAGATTGTCATACGATTCTGCAAGTGGCTAAAAATATCAAACCAAAAATAACTTTACATAGGAGAATCAAAGATGAGGATTGATACCAGAGAATTGAGAAATATTTTGTCATTGTTAAGACCAGCTCTTAACAAAAGAGAGCTTGCCCAACAAACAAGTCATTTTATTTTCTTCAAGGATAAAATTGCTGTTTTCGATACAAAAATCTGCATAACACATCCGTTTGAAAGTGATTATGTATTTTCAATCAAAGGAGAAGAATTTCATCGTTTGATAAATGGAATTTCGGAAGATGAATTAACTTTAACTATCGATGATAAAAAAACAAAAGCAGAGATACGAACGGATTCAACTTCCTCAACAATGAAATTGCTTGATGAAGATCAGGATAAGTATTCTGAAAAAATAAAAAGTCTTGAAAAGAAAATGGGGAAATGGAAAAAACTTCCCAAAGATTTTATTGAAGCTCTTTCATTATGCAGTTTCACCACATCAACTGATTTAACAGAAGGAGTAAGGACTTGTATTTGCTTCAAAGATAATTATGCTTATTCTTGTGATGGTCATAGAGTAAGCAGATATAAATTATCGGAGTCTGCGGAAGATGATATAAATGTACCAATCAGAGCCGCTTTAGAACTTATAAAATTTCCTGTAACTGAATATTGTTTTAGTGGAGAATGGCTTTGTTTCAGAACGGACGAAGATGTGACTTTTTCTTGTTTAGCAATCAATGGAGATTTTCCTTTTGAGAAGATTTCAAAGCCCTTCAAAGAATTAGAAGAATTATCCACAATTGAACTGCCTGAAGAATTGAAACAAACAATCGATGAAACATTAATGCTTGCTTCAGAAGATACGGCATTCGCTGGTAAAATAATCACCCTTCATCTTGAAAACAATGAGATACTAGTGACAGCATCTAATGATCTGGGAAACGTCAGCAAACGAGTTTCTTTTGATTATGAAGAAACACCAATTGATATTAAAATCAATTCTAGTTTCTTATACCAAATTTTAAACAAATCAACGGAAATGTATATCGGAGAAATGATATTTTTTGTAACTCCTAATTTTCAACACTTCATGGTTAAACGAATAGGATAAATAATGATTCCATCATTTTTTGATGATGATGATTTTATCACCACATCAACAAGCCATCTTTGTGCTGAATGCAAAAAAGATGTTCGTAGTCGATATAAAAAATTACCCGCAATAGGGGATGGTAAAGTAAGTACATTAATTGTAACGGATACTTTTTTAGACTTACCTGAATCGTCTAGTGGTAAACATATCGGAGACGGAGAAAAATGGTTTGAAAAGCAACTGAAGAAACGCAGACTTGATTTGTTTTCTGATTTTTGGATTATCGGGACAACTCTTTGCAGATCAATTCATGATTACACCAAGCAAGATATAACATATTGTTTTCCAAACATTCTAAATTTTATCAGAGAGCATAAACCTAAGTTTGTTGTTCTATTAGGAGAAAAAGCAATCGAATCATGGTTTCAATCTCGCTTTTCAAATCTGTCAAGAGAAAGATGGAATAATGTATGCATACCTGATTTTGAAAGAAAAGTATGGGTTATTCCTCTTTATCATCCTTCTTATGTTGTAAAAAACGAAAATAATTCCTTAATATCTTCTCAATATGAAAGAGGATTGGATTTTTTAAAAGAATGCATTATTTCAAAACATGATCTAAACACATTGAAAAGACCTAATTTCGATGATGTTATCGTAATGAAAGATTATGATCAGGTTTGTGAGGAACTTTCTTATGTAATTGAAAAACCACCTAAATGTATTTGCTTTGACTATGAAACAACTGGATTGAAACCTTACAGACAAGGACACAGAATTGCCTCTATTTCATATTGTTCCAGTTACTTTAAAGCATTTTCATTTCCTTATCAATATCCTTATTGGAAACCTTTTCAGCAAAAAAAGATCAAAGAAAAATGGAATCAAATTCTGCAAAATGATTCTTTGAAAATAGCTCATAACATAAAATTTGAAGATGTTTGGTCAAGAATCATTTTACAGACACAGCCGAATAATTGGCATTGGTGTACTATGGTCGGTGCCCATTCAATTGATAATCGTGCTAAATATTCAGGATTAAAATTTCAATCATTCTTGCATTGGGGATTGCCTAATTATGACAAAGAAATAAAACCGTATTTAGAATCATTCGATGATACTGGATTCAATCGGGTAATGAAAGCTCCTCTAAACAAACTTCTTTTATATGGTGGAATCGATTCTCTTATTACATTCTGGCTTTTCTTCCTTCAGAAAAAAGAAATGAATGATCACATCATGCAAGGATTTGATCTTTTTGTTGAGGGGACTTTAGCTCTAGCAGATGTTCAAATTCATGGTATAAACGCGGATACCGAATATTATCATAGAACACATACAGAATTGACAGAACGAATAAAAAAGACGGAGAAAGAGCTTTTACACTATGATGAATGTAAACAATTTGAAAAAGTTTATGGAAGATTGCCTAATTTAGGATCATCCAAAGATTTAGAAATGATGTTCTTTAAGGTTCTTAAATTAGAACCAATAAAACTGACAAGTAGTGGCAAAACAAATGCTGTTGATGCCGATGTAATGAGTAAATTAAACACTCCTCTTGCAAAAGCTATTACCGATCTATCACGAATTAAAAAAGTTGATGGCACTTACGTTGCTCAATTTATCAGAGAGATTGATGATGATAATCGTATTCATCCTTTCTATGATCTAACAACTGTTAAAACATATCGTGGAAGTTCTAGCGGTCCTAACTTTCAAAATATTCCTGTAAGAAATGAAGAGGCAAAAAAATATTCACGATCAGGCATTATTCCCTCACCAGGATTTAAAATTCTTGACTTTGATTATGGAGCCATTGAAGTAAGAATGGGAGCTTGCTATACAAAAGATCCTGTATTGATTTCATATATCATGGATCCATCAACCGATATGCATCGTGATACTGCAATTGATATTTTCTCATTGAAAAAAGCTCCCGCATCTTTTTGGAAAGACAAGAAAACAGGAAATAAATTAAGATTCTTCACAAAGAATGGATTTGTATTTCCCGAATGGTACGGATCATATTATAAAAATTGTGCTAAAAATATTTGGAGAGAATGTTCTGAAATACTGACTCATGAAGGAATTACTGTCAGAGAGCATTTTAAACGAATTGGTAAAGCCACAGATAAAACGGTGCTTGATTATTTTATCAATCACGTTAAAAAAGTAGAAGATGCTTATTGGAAAAAATTCAAAGTATTCAAACAATGGCAAGATGCTCAATATAAATTTTATGAAGAAACTGGTTTAGTAAAACTGCTGTCTGGTTTTGAATGTAAAGGATATTTAGGCAGAAATGAAATCGTTAATTATGCTTTTCAAGGAACTGCATTTCATTGTCTGCTTTGGAGTTTGATTCAGATAAACGGAGAATTTAAAGCAAGAGGGATGTTATCAAAAATTATCGGACAAATTCATGATTGTTGTGTAATTGATACTCATCCTAAAGAAGAAAAATTAGTTCGACAAATAGCCTCAGAGATTGCAACAAAACGTATTAAAGAACATTTTAAATGGATTATTGTTCCATTAATTATTGAATGGGAAAATACAGAAATAGATCAATGTTGGTATTCTAAAATCGAAACGAGAGAAGAGGAGTAAATCATGGAATTGAATTTGAAACACCGTCCTAAAAAGATTAAAGACATTTTCGGAAATGAATCTGTAAAAGAAAGTATCACCAGTATTTTAAACAGAGATCAAGAAAACATTCCTCATGCTTTCTTATTTCACGGTCCTACTGGTACAGGGAAAACAACAATGGCAAGAATACTTGCTAATGAGCTAGGATGCCCTGCTGATGAAATTATAGAATATAATACGGCTTCTATGAGAGGAATTGATACCATAAGAAACATTATAGAAGATTGTGTTTATGCACCTCTTGAGGGCTATTCAAAAGTATATATTCTTGATGAAGTTCACCGACAAACCAAAGATGCTCAAAATGCTTTATTGAAATTAGCAGAAGAACCACCTAAACAAGTTTACATTATCTTATGCACCACGGATCCTGAAAAATTAATACCTGCTCTTTTAGGAAGATGCACCACATATCAAATGAAACCTTTAAGACCCACAGAAATGACAAAATTGATTGATCATATTTTAGATGTAGAAGGTTTTGCTCCTACTGAATATCCATCAAGAATAAAAAAAGAAATTATCAGATTATCAGAATGCTTACCACGAAATGCATTAAAGCTTTTAGATGCTATTATTGATATGCAAGACGAGGATGCCATCATAGATGCTCTTTCTGCCGTATCTTTAGATACTGTAGAAGCAAAAGAACTATTCAATGCTCTTTTAAAAGGAGAATCATGGGATAATGTTCGTAAGATGGTGAAAACATTACTAGAAGCAAACGAACCTGAACAAATAAGGTTAGGTCTTTTAGGGTATATGAGAAATGTTTTGCTTAACTCAAAATCAAATGACAGAGCTTCCTATATCATTGATACTTTTAGCGAAAATACTTATAACGCAGGAGCATCTTTATTGGTAAACATGTTTTATTCGGTTTGTAAAAAATAACCGTAAAAAATGAAGAAAGAATTGCTATAATTAAAATAAGAAAGGAGCTTGCTATGTCATTAAAAGAGGATATGAAATTAGATGTGCAAAATCTTGACAGAGCCGCTTTAGATCAGCCTACCATTTATGCAGAATGGGGAGAAGCGTGGGCTAAAGCTGTTTTAGAACGAGATAAAATGATTGAAAAAATCACGGCAACAAAAGCAGAATTATTGAAATCTGTAAGAGAGGATCCTGGAAAATACGGATGGAAAGAAGATAAAAAACCAGGAGAGAATTGGTTTGCTTCCATTGTTGAATTTCATCCAAGCATCATGAAACTGAAGGAAAAACTTCCTGATTTGGAATACGAAGTAAATATGATGAGAGTGGCTAAAGATGATTGTGAACATCGATTGAAGGCATTGGGCATTCTCACCGAATTGTATAAAGGAAATTACTTTGCGGCTTCTTCAAAAGGAACTCCTTCTTATAGAAAAGCAGAAGATAATTTACAAGACAAGCAACGAGAAAAATTAAATAATAATCCAAGACTTAAAAAATTAACAAAAAAGGAATAATACAATGGATGTAGAAATACTAAATACTTTAACCAAAGCATTAATAGTTTTGGTTATTATTTTTGTGATAACCCCATTGTATTTATATACTTTAGCAAGATTGATTGCCTTGGCTATTATGAGATCAATTGACCAAATAAAAAAAGAATGGAGGAAAGAAAGTTTATGAAAGCTAAAGATCGTAGAGAATTGTACAAAAAGGAAATGGGGCAACGGCATAAAGAAAATTATGCTAATGTGGATGACAGTGGACGATTTCGTGATTTTTTTGAGCCTACTAAAAAGTCAAGTGTTTCTTTTTGGAAATGCAAAGAAGATGATCATGAAATTTACATTGTTCCTTACATTGTCGGGGAACAGCATCCTAAACTGAAAGAAGGCAAAGTTGATTTTCTTTTAGATGTATTTGTTCACACAAAAGTCGGAATCAATGAGGATAGCTTTGTATGTCTTAACAGAACGTATCGGGAAAAATGTCCTATTTGTGAACATCAAGCCGCTTTGAAAGAAAGTGGAGAAGCTGATGATGATGAAATCAAAGCATTGAATCCTACACGCCGAAACATCTTTAATATTGTTTGTCTTGATTCTTCAAAAGATCAGGAGAAAGGTGTTCAAGTTTGGAATGTTTCTCAATGGCTGTTCACAAAACCTCTTGAAGAACTCGCACATAAGAAAAGAGGTGGTGGGGAAATTGCTTATGCTGATATTGACGAAGGAAAAGTCATTTCTTTCAGAAAGAAAGGTTCAGGAATGACAAACACAGAATATACGGCATTTGAATTTAAAGATCGTGATGAAATTCCTGATGAAATTTTGGATGCTGCTGTATGTCTTGATGAACTGATTCATAAACCAACTTACGAAGAAGTTTCTGAAGCCTTCTTTCAGTTGAAAAAAGAATCAGCACCTGATGAGCCTGATGAGCCTGATGAGCCAGAAGAACCAGAAGAAAAACCTAAACCCAAAGCAGTACCAAAACCTCTTGCAAAGAAAGCTCTTGTGAAAAAAGCACCAGAGCCCGAAGAGCCTGAAGAATCAGATGTTCCCGATTCTTCTGATTTAGAATGTCCTGGTGGAGCTGATTTCGGCAAAGATTATAACGAGTATGAAGAATGCCGTACTTGTGAAGTCCGAGAAGAATGTGCCGAAGAAAAAGAAAAACTTCAAAAATCTGCTCCTGCTCCTGCTAAAAAACCCTTAACAAGAAGGAGCAGTTAATTCAATGCAAAAGATCATTAAGAAAAAATCACAGGAAGTCAAAGAAGCGGTGGATGCCCCTGTAAATGATGATCTTGCTTTTGTAACAAGGAAAGTTAGTGTGGAGAAAGTGCTGTCAACTGGCTCCACACTACTTGACCTTGCTATATCAGGAAAGAGAATACGAGGGGGAGGTATTCCAGGAGGTATTGTTGTTGAAATATATGGACCTTCTGGTTCAGGAAAGTCAGCAGTTCTTTCGGAGATTGTTGCTTCATGTCAGAGTAAAGGTGGGGATGCTGATATTAAAGATCCTGAAGCTCGTTTAGATCGTGAATATGTAAAAATTTATGGAGTGCATATTCAAGATTGTTCTTATTCTCAACCTGATACTGTAGAAGAAATCTTTTCAGCTATTCCCACTTGGAAACCTAATCCTACTGTAAAAGGGGCAATCAATGTTTTAGCAAATGATTCTTTAGCCGCTCTTTCTTCCGAATTAGAAATGGGACCTAAAGGAGATAAAATGGGTCAAAGGAGAGCTAAATTATTTTCTGAAGGATTTAGAAAAACTTGCAGGATCATTGCTCAAAACAATTGGTTGATGATTTGTACAAATCAAGTGAGACAAGGAGATTATGGAGAAACAACTCCTGGTGGACTTGCTCTTGCTTTTTATTCTTCTTTGAGAATACGAATCAAACAGGATGATAACATCATCAAAGAAATAGAATTATCTAAAGAATCTGATGGAAAGAAAGAAAAGAAAACCAATAAAATGAAAAAGATTATTGGTATTGAAAGCACCTGTTTTGTCAAAAAATCATCTATTGATGATCCGTACAGAGAAGTTCCTATTTACATTATATTCGGATATGGAATTGATGATATTCGAGGGAACCTTCAGTATATAAAAGACATGACAAACAGTACAGTCTATGAATGTCCTGACGGCAAAACGTATCAGTCCTTGAATGCCGCCATAGGACATGTTGAAAAAAGTGATTTAGTTGATCAATTAAAAGAACAAACAATTGATCTATGGGAATCCATTGAAGCAAAATTTAATTTAAATAGACCGATGAAAAGGAGATAATATGAACGAGATTTTGATGGTTTTCGTTGCTAACGTAGGATTGATGATAGGGAAACCCGTATTAGATAATTCTGCACTGGTAGTATTGGTAGATCCGAGAATCTTAATAGTAAATCAAAAAGAAAATAAATATAAATTAATTCCCCTTATCGGAAATCCTGAAGAATTTATTATTGGTAATTCTTCTTATTCTTATTATACGGTAAAAGACCAAAAGATTATCAATAAGTATATTGAAAGTACATCAAATATAACTGTTGCCACAACGGTTCCTTCAGACCCTGCTTTAGTCAAATAAGGAGAATTTAATGATTCTGTTAGTGGATTCTAATTCCATTTGTCATCAAGCAAAACATTCGATGGGGAATCTTACTTGGGAAGAAAAAGAAGTTGGTATTATTTTCGGATTTCTACGCCAACTTCTTTCTCTTGCTAAAACATTTGAAACAAATAAATTTGTTTTTGTTTGGGATTCCCGAATATCATTAAGAACAAAAATGTTTCCTGATTATAAGAAATCCAGAAAACGAGAAAAAACACCAGAAGAAAAAAGATTTGATGATGTTTCGTATGCTCAATTTGACATTATCAGAACAGAAGTTCTTCCTGAAATTGGTTTTATAAATAATTTCATGAAAGACGGTTTTGAAGCCGATGATCTGATTGCTCAAATAACAAAGACATATCATGATCAAAAAATAGTCATTATTTCTACGGACGAAGATTTGTACCAGCTTTTATCTGAAAATGTGAGCATGTATTCAATTAAAAAGAAACAACTCTACACAGAGCATAATTTGTGGAAAGATCATCGAATTATTCCTAAAGAATGGGGAGAAGTGAAAGCAATTGCCGGATGCACTACAGATTGCATTCCTGGAATAGAGCATGTTGGAGAAGTAACTGCTTGTAAATATATCACAAAAAAATTACCGGTTTCTCAAAAAACATATAAGGCAATAAAAGATGGCAAATCAATTATTGAAAGAAACAGAGAATTGGTAATTTTGCCCTTGAAAGGCACCCCTGAAATAACCATTCTTCCTAAAGAAGAATTAAGCTTAAAAGGACTTATTACTGTATCACAAAGATATGGTTTCAATTCTTTTATGAGCAAAGAGATTATTGCTAAATGGAAAGAATATGTTTTTAAAGGAAATTCATAATGGGAGCTAAATCTAAAGGTGGAAATTTTGAAAGAGAAGTAGCAGTTGCTTTAAGTCTTTGGTGGTCAAAAAATAGTCGTGATGATATTTTTTGGAGAACTCACGGATCTGGTGGGCGTTCTACAGTCAGAGGAAAACAAAACAAAAGAACTGAAGGACAATACGGAGATATATCTGCTACAGATGTTTCAGGCAAACCTTTAATTGAACATTGGTGTATTGAATGCAAAACGGGATATTCTTCTTCCAAAAAAAGTGAAGTCTTGACAAAAGATGGGAAAAAGAAATCTGTTAAACAAATCACCAATTGGTGTGTGTTAGACGCAATTGACAGCAAGCAAAATGTTTCGGTTATCGAAGCATTATGGAAACAAGCTCATGATCAAGCCATTGAAGCAGAAAATCAGCCTATTTTAATTTTTAGAAGGCCTCGAATGTCTCCTTGTATTGCTTTTAATTTAAGATACTTTAATCATCTATCTAAAATTTTTGATATACCTAACAAACATTGGATTGCTTTGCGGGGGAATAGTTCAATTGTCATTATGTCTTTAAATGATTTTTTTGAATGGATTCCTGACATAAGAAAATCATTTAAATAATTTAGGAGAAAATCTATGACAGAAAAAAAAGCACTTTCAAAAGAGCATGATCGTTTTTTATTTTGGCTTGAAGGATGCAAATCACCATTTGCAATTGATATTCGTCTTTGTTGGGATAATGGTAATTCTTATACTGGAGAAATGGGCGTCAACCTACGAAATAAAAAACGAGAATTTGAACGATTAAATAATGCTTTTAAAGGAAAAAAATCATGACAGCAATACCTTACGATAAAGCAAAATATTGTCCAGAATGTAATGTTATTTATGATAATGGATACAATTGTCCTATTTGTTGTAATAAAAATGGAATATCTTTAAATGCCATTCGTAATATCATTACGAAAAAGTTAGGTGATTTGGAAGAAAGACGTGGAGAAATTCGTTCAAGTAATTATAATCAAGTTCTTTTATTTTAAAAAATGGAGAAGTATAGGTCGATAGCTGAAGATAGGAAAGTCGTTTCATCATGTAGTATGATTCCCGGTATGTATGATTATACTTCTCTTTTTAAGGAGCTAAAATGAAATACAGAGTAGAAATATTTCAAGATAATAATTGGGTGAAATGGAGTACCCATAAGAATGAAGAAAATGCTTTATTCAATGCAGAAGTAATTCATAAAAGTAGGAAATGTGATACAAGGGTTATATTTGATGGAAAAATAATCAAATCATTTTATGCCAGCAAACTTATTATTTAAAAGGAAATAAAATGATCAAATCAATCATACTTGAAAATTTTCAAAGCCATACTTTTTCGGAATTAGAATTTCATGAAGGAGTCAATGTAATCACCGGTCCTTCTGATTGTGGAAAATCTGCAATAATCAGAGCATTTTATTGGGTATTCAATAACAGACCTTCTGGGGAAAGTTTCAAAAATTGGAAATCTAAAAAATCAGATCAAACAGCCGTTGAAATAACAACCGATGAAAACAAAATAACTATTACCAGAAATAATGGTAAAACAGCATATATCATAAATGAAGGAAAACCACTAGAAGCAATGAAAATGGATGTTCCTTCTGAAGTGACAAAAGCAATTGATATAGCCGAGTATAATCTTCAAACACAATTTGATACTTACTTCTTGCTTCAATCAACTTCCGGAGAAATTGCTAGAAAATTAAACGAATATGCAAACATTGAAATTATCGATATCCTTTTCCAAAACATCGATGCTGAAGTAAGAAAAACAAATGAATTGATTTCCCATTACAAATCAAACAAAAATCAGATTGAAAGTTCTTTGGAAGAATACAAAAATCTTGATGATATTAAAAACATCATCGATAATATATCTAAAAACTATGAAAAATCTGTGGTAATTGAGTCTTCCCGCAACTTTTTACAAAAAAGCGTAGAATCTCTTGAATCTATTGAATTAGAACGGTCTGAACTAAATTCCATTATAGAAGTAGAACAAAGGGTGAATCCATTAATTGATTCTATAGAAGAAATGAAAATCATTAATGGTAAAATAAAAACTTTATCTTCAATAATTCAATCATTGGAGGACATAGAAACAGAAGTAAATTCCAATCAAGACCTTCTTGATTTAGAAAAACGAGTGGAATCAATTTTTGAAATGATTAAAAATTGTGATAATATTTACAATACAATGGATGAATTATCCAAAATGATTTCTTCTTTAAATAATATTGAAACACATTTTGATGTGGAAAAACTGAAAAAAGAAAAAGCAGTCAATGAATATCTTGACTATTTATCCAAAGAAAAGAAATGCCCAACTTGTTCATCCACATTAAATAAAAACATATTGAACAATATAAAGGAGAATTTATGACAGACACTGGATATGAAGATATTGAAATTCCTTTTGGAATGCATAAAGGAAAATTGCTTGCGGATATTCCAAATAGCTATCTTGCTTGGCTCCTTGATCAAGAATTTGTGGAAGTTCGTCATCATAGACTTTACACAATGGCAAAATTAGAACAACAATATCGAATTGCCAATAATATTTACATTGAGGATTAATCATGAAATTACTTTTGACTGGAGATTGGCACTATACAAACAAGACACCGGCATCAAGAATTGATGATTACCAACAAGCTCTTGAAGATAAAATAAAATTTATCTTTAGTGTGGCTTTAAAAGAAAAAGTGGACAGAATCATTCAACCAGGAGATTTCACAGATACTCCTTTTCTTGATTACAACAATTATATCCGTTTGCTCAATTTAATATCAGATGGTGATATTCCTATTTATACTATATTTGGTCAGCATGATTTAAAATACAGAAATAAAGGCAATACTCCTCTTGATGCTTTGCATCATTCACTTGATGGTTTTTATGTCGATTTTGAATATGCTTCATTTGATGAATTGGATATGTACGGTGTTTCTTATGGAGAAGAAATTCCAAAAATAAAACACCCAAACAAATTTAACATCCTTGTCATACATAAAATGCTTCTTCATAAAAAAGAAGAAGAATGGCAAGAAGATTATGATCTAGGAATAGATTTTCTGAATAAACATAAATTTAATTTGATTGTCAGTGGAGACAATCATCAATCATTTTTTGTGGAAAAGAATAAACGCATTCTGATCAATTGTGGAAGTTTGATGAGATCCACAATTGAACAAATTGATCATCATCCTTGTTTTTATATTTTTGATACAGAAACAAGAAAATATTGGCAACACATGATTCCTATTAAATCTTGGAAAAAATGTTTTGATTTGGAAAAGAAAGTCAAAGAGGAAGAAGCCGATGAAAAAATGAAAGCATTTGTTTCTGGATTAAAAACACATAAATCATTGGGATTAAACTTCGTGGACAATTTAATGACATACATGCAAAAAAATAATGTGGATATGGAAATACAATTGATCATAAAAAATAATATGGGAGTAAAAGAATGAAAGACATTCAATCAGAATTATCCAGATTAAAAGAAATAATTGACAATGCTAAAAACAATATGGCAACTCTTTCTGGTCGAAAAATGGAATTACTGAAACAACTGAAAAAAGATTTTAAAGTTTCTTCTGTAGAAGAAGGCAAAAAAGAAATTCAAAAATTGGATAAACAATTGAATGAAGTAAACCAAGCAATAGAAAAAGAATATCAAAAATTAAAAGAGGAGTATGATTGGTGATTAATAAAACTGATATTCAAAATCTTAAAAGCAGATTGGAACAATCTCTCGGCAAAAGAGAAATGTTACAATCACAATTAAAAAACGTCAATGATTCATTGGCATCCGCAGAATCCCACAATCAAAACTGTAAGCTTGCTAGAATCATCGTACAAACAGTGGCAGAAGAAACACAAAAGAAAATTGAATATCAAATCAGTAATGTGGTATCTCTTGCTCTTGTATCTGTTTTTCCTGATCCTTATGAATGCAAATTGCAATTTGTCAAAAGACGGAACAAAATGGAAGCAGATATTTTGTTTCTCAAAAATGGAAATGAAGGAAAACCAATTGAAATAGCAGGTGGTGGAACTTTGGATGTAGCCTCATTTGCATTAAAGACAGCTATATGGGCAATCAAGCCGACAAACAATGTCATGATTCTTGATGAACCTTTTCATTTTCTATCCAGAGATTTGCAAAGCAAATGTTCTCAAATGATCAAAATGATACAAAAAGAAACCAATATTCAATTCATCATTGTCAGTCATATTCCTGAAATAACGGAATCTGCCGATAGAATTTTTAATGTAGAAAATATAAATGGAATTTCCAAAGTAAAACAAATTTAGAGAAAGGAGGAAATCAAGATGGCCAATAACACAAAGATTGACATTAACAAATTCAAGGATGTTACATTCGGAGAAGTATTCAAAAAGAAGTACCCGAAATTGATCGTGCCTATGATGGGATTAACTGGTCCTATTTGGGATTTGATCAAAGAAAAAGATGCTAAAATTTCAGGAACCAAAAAGTAAGTATCGTGATGTATCATAATAAACAAAGACGGATCATTTCAACGATCCGTCTTTTTTATTTAGCTTCCCAACATTTAATCGTTTCTTCTAACTTCAACGAATAATCAATGATGGTCAAATTCATCTGAAGCAGTTCTTGAATGGTCCAAATATCTTTTTGCTCAATTACAGGACGAACTGGAGCAGTGCAATATTTTTCCATTGGTGGAACAATTACTGCCGGTTTAGTTGTCCCGCAACCTGCCACCAGTATTAAAATACTCAACAATATTATTGACAGTTTTGGCATCTCCATTCTCCAATTTGCAAGTTGATTTTATATATTTTATTTTCACACTTTCTTTAGCCGTTTGATTGGTAATAGCTTGATGACTTTCTGCTAATTTTTGCCATTTCACAACTTGATTGGCATATTGATCAATCAAATCAGCGTAAGCTTTTTGACTTACTTTGTATCTTTCGATTTCTGCGGTTTGCTCGGCGAGCTTTCCTGTTTTGATGGCTAAAGAACCTCGTTGATACAAGACGATTGTTCCAAAAGTCAGTACAATCAAAACTAGTGCTACAATTAACAGATTTTTTGGATTCTTCAAAAACGTAAGGATTACAGTCATCATACATTCTTTACCCTCGCAAGTTGATCACGTTTACCTTTAAATTTCAATACAACGAACTTTTGACCACATCCCCGACATTCATAGCATTCATTCGATAACAATTTTTCAGGCAACAGATATATCAGATCATTCCCACATTTATCACAGATATAATGCGGACTTCTCCGATCGCCTACTCTACGATCTTTTTGCCTGCGTTCAATTTGTTCTCGTTCTTCACTCATTGTTTGCCTTCTTGAACTTTTTTATAACTCCAAATGCCCATGCTCATTGTGAAGAACCCTGTTATCAGAAGGGCCAATTTTTCCAGATTTGCCGCCACTGATGGTACGAATGCTCCTACGATGATTAGCCCTAAAATAGCTATGGTAATCATCAGGTTTACAAAACTTCCCCGAACCGATTTTTCCTCGGCGTTCCATAATAAGTTTTTCATTTTTTTTATCCCCCTGTGCTATCATTTGTAAAAAACCTAAAGCAAACATTCCAAAAAATGTTCCGATGATAAATCCTATAAGTAATCCGTAATACTTGTCCATCACTTCCTCTTTTAAAATCGGGCAGGGGCTCCTATCTTCAGATCCGTCCAGCAGTCTGCCAACATTTGTACGAGCCCTCCAATTCTTCCCCCTGCCCTTTTAACCGAATTGTATCTCTTTTAACTTTTCTTCTCTTTTTCGCTTTTGCAGAATGGAAACCACACGCACAGGTCTTCCATTTATTTCTGTTTTCAGGATCTTTACAGTCTGACATGCAAATTCTTTTCATTTCCCTACCTCGAAATGCATCCAGTCATAGTTTTTCAGCCGACCAAGACTTAACCATCCATGATCTTCAAAGATGTCGATCATATCTTTGTATTCTTTCCTCGCAAACCTTGCGGTCTTTTTCGTTTCGTTCATCTGGTTACGTTGCGGATCAAGGTCAATAGCCGTCCCCCAAGCATGGCGTGACCATGAACTGCCTCCACGAATAGCTCGATAGTTGAAGCACCCGCCGAACAGGTCAATGCCCAATGCCTTAATTTTATCCAGTCCGTAGGCATCAAGGATGCTGAAGAAAATATCTTCCACGTTTGCCACTTCCAATTTATGGCATCTAATCCTCTTAACGGTCACGGAAGTGTCCCATGCGATGACCAAGGGAAAGGGTACATTCGCATAAGCCAGATAAGTCCCTGCTTGGTTTGGCTTGCCATACTTCTCAACCATTTCCTGTATGCTATATTGTTTCATCTTTCATTTCCTTCTCAAAATAATTTGGTAATCTTGATATATGATTTCATAATTACCAGTTTCTAATGCGTAAGGAATAACTTTCTTTGCTTTACCTTCATAATTCGGACCAACAATATCGTCAAACATTATAACCGAATTTGCAATTAAATTCTTCTCGGCTAATTTAAAAGCCTCTAAATGAAAGTTCGCTGAATTGTCCTTGCCATGTCCTTCTTTATCATCATAGTCAAGAGCATCAATGTAAATTCCATGAATAGTCTTATCATAATCTTTTAAAAATTGCAACCCGTCTTGACAAAGCAATTCAATATTTGAAGTCAGCAGATTTTGGGAAGCTAAATTTTCTTTACAGTTTTTAATGCTTTCTTCGGAAATATCAACTGCGGTCAATTGTCCTGCATAATTTTTAACATACCACGCAAAAACAGAAGTTGAATTACCATCACCAGGTAAATCTGGATCTCCGGGTAATCTTCTCACAGTTCCTATTTCTATAAGATTCGGAATTATATCACCATTAAAATTATCATAAATACTTTGCAGATACTTTTTAAAAGTCGTTTGCCGTCGTGAATTTCGTAAAATCGGGGCAGTTGTGAAGTCGAGTATGTTTTTCTCTTTTACAAGCGGTAGCCGCTGATATACCATGTCTGCCGTGATGTTTTTAGTACAAGCAAAGTCTTTATTGTGAAAACAGCCCTCATCCCATGATCTATTCGGAATAAAAATGTCATTCAAACATCCGGTGCAATCACCCTCTCCTTCTATTCTAACATTGTCAGATTGAAATTCAACGAACGGTTCAGAGAATCCTGAAATCATAACAACTTGTTTTCCTAATGCCCAAGCAAGCCAAGCTAAACCAGAAGCAAGACCGATAAAGAACTCACATCCTAAAAGATTCCCCATCGTAATATCAATATGATTGTTTGTGGCATCAATCACATTTTTCAATTGTGTTTTCTCTTTGCTGATTGCCACTACATTATAACCGTCAGCATTAAGCCTATCAACAAGTTCTTGCCAAGCTCCAGGGTTATTCCAAAATTTACATTTTGCTGTAGAAAATTCTGAAATGCAAACGTATCGTTTTGGACGTTTGATCTTTGCAATATAGACATTGCTGGTATCCACTTTTGGTTTAATCTCTTTGTATTCAAGTCCCAAAATATCACTTGCTATCCGTTGCAAAGGAACAGTTCTCCAATCTCTTGGGTGTCTGTATTGACGATCTGCATGGTAAACACCAATGCTGTAATGAGCATAAAGTCCTTTTATTACTGAACCAGGTTTCACAAATTCAATTTCAGGATATGCTTTCTTCAGCAAATAATTATGGTAAGTACACACAATCATCTTGCAATCATGCTTTTTCCTAAATTCTTCACAATAAGGAATCCAACAAATAGTGTCTCCTAATGATTTAGAATCAAACGATATGAACACTCGTTTTCCTTTAGCATCATATTTATGTTGGAAAATAATTTCATTTCCTTTTCTGACTGTAATTTCCCAATTCGCAAAATACTTTGCATTAGCTCTTGCCCATCCGTCTTTCTTTATGAAGATGAAAAAATCTTCTTTAGCTTCATCCAGATTAACAAAAGAGATTTTATATTCTCCTTCTTTAATGCCGTGAGTTTCTAAAAAAGGACCTTGAATAAAATTACAATCAAATGTTACTGGATATTTTTCTTTCTTTTTAGGAGCTAATTCTTCAAGCACTTTGAGGGCAATTTTAGCGGCATTCCCCCAAGACCACTTTTCAGCAAATCCTTTTGCCTCATTTCTGAATCTAATACGAAGATCCTCACAAGCATAATAAGAATGTTTTAATGCCCGTTCTAAATCATCAAAATCAGGTTCTGCCCAAGTACCAGGACAATCAGGCATATTATAAACATTAACTGGTTTCTTATGCTCTTTGATTCTGACTTGCAAATCTTCATGAGTATGAAAATCAAGTTGGGCTCCATACTGAGAACAAATTGAAGGAATACCACAAGCTATTGCTTCCATCAAAGGAAGATTCCAACCTTCTGCCCTTGCACAAGATACAAAAGTATGTACTTTATTTCGGAGAAATTCAACTTGATCTTCTCTGGATAAAAAAGGCATCGGCAATAAACGAGGATCAATAAATCCATAACGGGTAAATCGTTCTTGTGTGCTGGTCATTTCATCAACAGGAAAAGGATTATCAACTGATAAGTAAAGACGAACATTTGGAAATGTTTCTCTGGGGAAAGTTTTCAACCATGTTTCAATAACTTCTTTTGTTGCTTTGCGATCTTCCCATCTTCCAACATAATAAAAATTACAATTGCCTTTTTTAGTATATTCAGTTGATGGATAAAAGATGCTTGAATCAACTCCTTCAGGAATTACTTTAACTCTATCAGCAGGGAAACCTTGAACAATGGCACAACCTGCTTGCCACTTAGAAGGAACCCATAATTGATCGAATGTTAAAAGCTGTTTGAAGAAATCATCGGGGTATCTTGTTGATTCCCACACATTGAAGGCTATTTTTGTACCAGAATAATTTTGATAAAAAACAGAATCTCCTACTGTACCTAAAACAATCGTGCATTTATTGGCACTTTCGTTTTCTGTTGGAACTAGCTTTTTTAATTCATTCCAAAAGAATTTGGCATGTTGTCCATACCCTGTAATTTCCGATCCTCTAAAAACAAAATTTACTTTTCCAAACATGGATTGCACCTCTCTTGTTTATTTATGATAGCATACACTTTTTTATAAAATCTGCAATATTTTATTTAATTCATTTATCCTTTTGTCAAACTAATAATTGCAATCACAATTCCTGATACACCGAAAATAATTCCTATTGCCGCGGTCACATAAGACCACATAGCTGTTTTTCCTTCTTGCTGTCCAGTATCGGTATCCCTTGAACGCCTCAACCTTCGTACTTCTGCAAGCAATTCAACCATCATAGGATCGGCTACAGCTTGTTTCCCTGATCCAACATAAGAAGATTTTTCTAAAGCGGCTACTCTTTCAATCAACTGTTCTGTGGATTGTGATATTTGAGTGGCAAGAACGTCAGCCTGCCTAGAAGCTCTTTCAGAAGCAATAGCAACAGCTCCTACATCCACTGCACGAATCGCATCAATCCTTTTACTTTCTGCAACAGCAAGTTTTTCTTGATATTCAGCCCGCAATTTCATAATCTCAGAAATATGACGAAGCTCGGAAACTTGCAAGTCCTCAAGACGTTTTGTATCACTTTTTCGGAGATCATCCAACCGATTAACAGCATTAATGACAAGTTGAATTACATTTGCCGTTGGATCAATAACTGGACCACCACTTGAATCAACTCCAAGTCCTGTAGGTCTTTTATCTATATCGTCCATGTTATCTCCTTTATTTGTCAGGATCATCACAATGATCAGATGATCTTCTACCAGAATTTCGTTGCTTACAAATTTCTTTTTGAGTTTTAAGACACCCCTCAAGTTTAACAATCATCAATTCGTTTTTTGCTGTTCTTCCGTTAGCTATTTCCATATGAGTATTTACAGCATCTAATCGCTTAATAATCTCCATACTACTTTCTTTGTATTCTAAACGATTTTTATGGATAGCATCCTGCAATTCTTTTGTCATTCTCATATTAAGCTTTTCAAGAGTGCTGGCTGTCTGCTTAGTAATTTCTGCAAGGTCACGGGCAGTTTCTTTCCTCAAACTTTCAACCTCTTCAGCGGCTTCTTTTCTTGTCTTTTCTATACCCTCAGCGGCTTTATTTTTTGCTTCCTCAACTCCCTCAGCATTAAGGCGTCCTCTAGTTTCAAGACGATCAAAATATTTCTTAGCAAAGAAACCGGTTATAACAACTAAACCCCCATTCAATCCGAAACTTATTAAAATTGCAGGCACATTAAATTCCATTTGCTTTCATTGCTCCTTCTCCAAGAGAATGAACAACACTAAACCTGTCAGGAAAATATGTCCCATTTCCAGGATTAACAAGAGATGTTGTTCCTCTTTGCCATATATCCATTCCCCCATTGATAATAATATTACGATTCATTGAAGGAGTAATACTAACTGGTGATTCTAATTTTCCTGTTTTCATAATTTAATCCTTTTATTTCCACGAACCGCCTACTTTAATTTTATTTGCTGATACGCTTTTCCAAACACCACCAACTTTAATTTGTGTGCTTGATATTGCTCTCCAAACACCGTTTACTTTTATCATCTTTGCATTGCCGCCACCTTCTCCATGCTCTACCTCAATCCACATTTGATAATATGTCGGACTAGCATAATTATTTTTATCTGTACGGTCACCAGTTATGTGTATTCTTGCGACTAAAGCATCAATATCTGACCATGTCCACGCACTAGAATTTGAAGGATTTAATGCAAAGGTTCTACTATATATTGCTGTGGTTGTAGTTAATTGTTCTGAATTGACTCCACCGTAATATTGAGTTGACCCAATTTTAAGGGAAAGTTCTATTGTGGCATTTTGTGTGCCGGACATAACTTTTTTCGCATATACTTTTAAAACAACACTACTAATATCATCATCTTCGGTAGTATGATTTGCAAATCCATACTCCTCAAAAGCATCTCCTCCAGACATGGAACAATTAATTTCAAGATAATCACTTTCATTTAAAGTTGCTTCATCAATATTTGTATATTTGTTGCCAGCGGAAACAGAAGGAGTACCTGTAATTGCTGCATTATTTGTAACGTCAGAGGTTGGTCTTGTGGTAAAAGTTGACATTTACATTCCCCAAAAAACATCGAATGGAGGTGTTTTAAAATTCTTTACGTCATTATAAAACCCACGACCTTTAGGACAATAGGACAAAGATAAAAGGATACCGTCAACAATTTCAGTTTCTCCTTTGAGATATCTATCATAGGATGCTAAATAAATTATATCTGTTGGTTTTTGAGGTCGATCATCTATCCAACAATTAAAGCCAAGTGTTTTCATGCACTCTCGTTCTTCCATTTTTAAATCCCCACACCAATCACAACTGCCAGCAATGGGATAATATTCTTTAAAAGCAGCAAAATTTAATAAGGCATTAAAATCAACGAAAGCCTGATACGTTTCAAATCCTTGTTGTCTTAAAATTTCGTACATTTCCAAAGTGTATTTAGTTCTTTCTTCTTCCAAAACAGTTTTAATATCTACCGTGGACTTAACTGCACTATCAGCAGAAATAGTGGTAGCAACTCCAATCTTTGTTTCAATAATAGCTTTTGCTTCAGTAACAGATTTGGCAGTTGCTAAAGACTCTATTCGTGCTTTATTAAAAGCACGATGCTTGTCTATTACCGCCCGACAAAGTAAAAGCCGATCAATGTCTTTTTGCTCGATTGCCATGATGTACCTCTTATGTATATTGGAAATACAATGATCCGTCAGGAATGCCGCTTGTTCCTATAGTACCAGCAGTTCCATAGTACACATTGACAGCACGACCTGATGTTCCATCTGAATAAGCTCCTGTTATCTGTACTGATTCAAATACACCACTTGTACTCATAGTGCCTGATGTTCCAGATGTTCCAGAAGTGCCTTCACCTGATGTTCCAGATGTTCCATTTCCTGAAGTACCACTTGTGCCTGATGTTCCACTTGTGCCATCAGCACCATCTTCTCCTGAAGTACCGCTTGTGCCATCATCACCACTTGTTCCTGATGTTCCGTTTACTCCTGATGTTCCACTTGTACCATCAGCACCATCTTCTCCTGATGTGCCACTTGTTCCAGATGTTCCATTTCCAGAAGTACCTGATGTGCCGCTTGTACCGTCAGCTCCATCTATTCCAGATGTGCCACTTGTGCCATCAGCACCATCTTCTCCTGACGTACCTGATGTTCCATTTACTCCTGATGTTCCTGAAGAACCATCAACTCCTGAAGTACCGCTTGTGCCGCCTGTCCCGGATGTACCACTTGTTCCGTCGGCACCATCTTCTCCAGAAGTGCCTGAAGTGCCATCAGCCCCATCTTCTCCTGAAGTACCGGAAGTGCCATTTTCTCCTGATGTACCACTCGTACCATCGGTTCCATCAACACCGCTTGTTCCTGATGTTCCTTCTCCTGATGTACCAGAAGTGCCTGATGTTCCATTTCCAGAAGTACCTGATGTGCCGCTTGTACCGTCAGCTCCATCTATTCCAGATGTGCCACTTGTGCCTTCACCAGATGTTCCTGATGTGCCACTTGTGCCACCAGTTCCGGATGCCCCACTTGTTCCAGAAGTGCCTGCAACTCCTGAAGTTCCACTTGTGCCTGCAACTCCTGAAGTTCCAGAAGTCCCATCTTCTCCGGAAGTGCCGCTTGTACCTGATGTTCCTTCTCCTGATGTACCAGAAGTGCCTGATGTTCCATCTCCAGAAGTACCACTTGTGCCATCAGCACCATCTACTCCAGAAGTACCTGATGTTCCATCTACTCCAGATGTTCCTGATGTACCAGATGTTCCTTCACCAGATGTTCCTGATGTACCTGATGTTCCAGAAGTTCCATCTCCAGATGTTCCACTTGTACCATCTTCTCCAGAAGTACCTGATGTTCCATCTACTCCAGAAGTACCTGATGTGCCACTTGTGCCATCATCTCCAGGTATTCCTTGAGGACCTTCTTCCATTTGAACAATAATGATAGGATCAGGCTCACTCTCAATAATAATTATGTTATCTTCACCCTCAATAAATATTTCATCACTCATTTCTGGTCACCGCCGGAGTTATTGTAGCAACACCATATTGTTTCAGAACGGCTTCTCCTGAGGGATTGTACAAGAATAAATCGTAAGCTCCTACGATTTCCTTGTGAGCATTACACAAACCTGCTGTATCGTTATCTCGTAAATAAATACGCCATTTTCCAATATCATCAACATCATATTCATCATCGTATTCATCATTATAAAAATAAATACCCGTATCACCGTCAGGTGTCCACGCTTCTCTCTTATGAGGAACTTCTAACAATACTGTATCATTTTTTATTTTGGATCTGATTTGCATGTTTGCGGTATATCCTGTAAGATTAACAGGAATGGCAGGATCTCCAGTTTTCCATTGAAAACTTTTATCAAATGTACCGCCTTCAATAATTGTAATATCCACGTTAGCCGCAATACATTTCATTGTAATTCTCCTTACTTATTTATTTCATTCTAATAAAAAAAGTTCCAAAAAGCAAGTTCTAATTATATTTATCTTATGGATAATGCCACTCTCCCTGTGTTTCCATCTTTGCTTGACTTAATGCTTTTTTCATAAAATATTTTACCAAGTATAATCTTTATCTGTGGTTGTTATAAGAACTTTATCTAACCAAATAAAATTATTAGATCGACAGACCCATTCTATGCCATTTAATCCTTCAAAAGCATTATCTGATAAAGCTATTCCAGAACCCACTACATCATCATCTATTGTTATTAAAATTTCTCTTCCAGAACCAAAAACTGTTATTTTAAATTCATGCCAAACATCATAAGATATGGTGGTGACAGTATCAGAATTAACTAAAATACTTTCATTACCATTTACATACAAAACTAATTTTAAAACACCTAAAGAATAATAATAATAACAATTAATACGCGGGTAAAAACCATTAGTGTACAAAGGCTCAAAATACCAAAGAGCAGATCCACTAGGAATTAAAAATCTAATGGAATAAATAAAATTATTAGGAAATAAAAAATCCCAATAATTTACATAACTATTATCAGAAAATCGGAGACTTGCAGAACCGCTATAATATTGTGCTGTATCAATTTCAACATTTTCTAGATTATCTGGAATAAGCCCTTGTGCTTCTTCAATCCAAGTAGTTGCCCCATCCATACCATCAAAATTACATTTAAATATTTCTCTTACCACAGGTGCAGGTTTAACCGAACTCATTCCACTACTATTTTTAGGATTAGCTTCCACTTTATTCATAATAACATAAGTTCCAGATACTTTTCCAATTAAAACAATCATTCCTACTCGCAAATCATTCAGATCATATAGATAGGTGCCTGTCGAAATTAGGCCATTTTTCATGGCTAATGTCACTCTCCCTTTATTTCTGTCTATAGCTAGTATCTTCGCTTGACTTAATGCTTTTTTCACGGCATTCTCTTTAAAAATTCTATTTACCATATATGTTTTAAAACCAATATTCATCAGTTTGAGAATTTAATCCAAAAATTTCAAAATTACTTCTGCCCCCACCACCTAAAAAATCTTTATATACATTTGATAAACATACGGATATTCCATTACCGACAACTTTATTTAAAACTTTTCTATATCCTAAATACACAATTAAATGAAATCCATATCCCACACTAGGAAATATCTTAGTATAACCAGGAATTCCATAATCAGGAATTTCCCAAGAATCTATAAGATTGTTTTTATATTTCCAATTCCATTCATTATTTGTTATATTTAATTGTATAATTTTTGTAAGAAAATTTTCAAATGAATAAATATCTGAATTATAATATTCATCATTAGTAACATCCGATCGTAACACGGTTAATGCATTATATAGAGATAAAATCTCATTATATCTAAAAGATATTTCAAATGTTATTTCAGAATCTATGGAGTAGGAAGGAAAAACAGAACTAAACATATAGAAAAAACCATCCCCCCAATTATAACAAATCGGAGAAGAAGCCCCTACCAAACAACTATCTGCAATGAGAAGGGAAGAATAACCATCTAATTCTGGATATATTCTACTTCTTTCTTCCCAAACACCTCCAACTTTTTCTCGATAATGATATGTATTTGTCCAAATACTAGTATTAATAATAGATTGATCAAAATGATCATTTATCACAACCACATCATCAATGATTAATTTGATATAATCAATACCGCTATTTGAAATTAATGGAAGAATTGAACTTAACCCCGATCCATTTTTAGGACTAGCGGCAACTTTATCTAAAATAACTTTAGTACCATCTAAATCTCCAATAAGAACTGTCATTCCTTCTCTCAAATCATTTATGTCATGCAGATATGTACCAACAGAAACTAACCCGTTTTTGGTAAACAAAGTTACTCTGCCTTTGTTTTTGTCTATTGATACCACTCTTGCTTGATCAAAGCTTTTTATCATATAGGATACCAACTTTCTACATTACAAAGAGCCGTTCCAAAAATAATGGTACCTAAAGAAGGATCCTTTTGATAAGAGAGTAAAAGCTCCATAAGATAAAGAGGAGTACCATCTTCAAAAAAACCATCAACCTTAATAAATACTAATACTATAAAAAATTTATAACCGGGGGGGATTAAAGATAATAAAAAAGATTGCTTGAATTGCCATTCGGTCATATTACCATATTTATAATATAAAGAAAAAAGAGAAGATTCTTTAATTAATTTAAAATCTACTTTTCCAGTAAATACTCCATTATGAATAATTATATTTGCACCTGATGGAGGTAGGGCTGCTACTATTACGCTAGTAGGAATAGAAGAAAAAAGCATTTCTGTTTGCATGGATATTTCAAAAACAAATTGTTCCAAATCATTAGATAAAGGAAACCCAATTGAATAATTGGCAAAAATGCCATTAATATTTGGACCAAATCCTAAATAACTATTATTGACAACAGGCAATCTTTGCCATACCATATAGGAGTCCTCAGAAGGGTATTTAGAAAACCAATCTTTCCAAATATCTGCATTTAATACAGAACCTTCAAAATGTTCATTTAAAACATCCACTCCATTTAAAGTTAATTTTACATAATCAAATCCATATATATTGTCACCAACAAATTTAGCCAAACTCATGCCAACACTATTTTTAGGATTAGCTGAAACTTTCTCCAAAATAAAATAAGAATCATTCACCATACCAACAAGAACTGTCATACCAACCCTAAGATCATTAATATCGTGCAGATATGTTGCCGTAGAAATCAAACCGTTTTTCATTGCCAAAGATACTCTGCCTTTAACTTTATCTATGGCAGTAATCCTTGCTTGATTTAAATCATCTATTTCTTTTTCCTTACCAAAAACAAAAGATACATTTTTCATCTAAAAAGCTCCACATAATTGGCAACATTTATTGTGGTCACTAAAGAAGTTTCCCCACCATCACTAACTTCTCCAGCAATTGTTTGAGATAATACTTGACTTTTCTCTGCCGTTTTATTTCTTCTGGTGCTTGTCAGATCAACATTATCCCCACATTCTAATGTAGGTAAATGTGTGCCAAGAACAATTTCTCTGCCTTTGATGGCATAAGTATGCAGATTTAATTCGGCTTGCCCTCTTGATATAGTAATGTTTGAATTATTATAAATGGCATGTCTAATTTCTGACAAGTCAGTTAATGGTTTTACTTTGAATTTTCTGGTTCCGGTTGGTAATGCCGAAAGAGACAAATGATAAACAAGATCGGTATAATAATAATCCATAACTGTTTCTGGAGAAACATAAGTCAAAATCACCAATAAATCGGCATCTGCTATTCCAGTAGCTACAGGATTAGTTCCATTAGTAACATCTGCAAGAGTATCATATAAAGTCACTACACCAGCTGAAGTAACAGAAACATACCATATTTGATTGGGTTTAACATTCCAATTTTGTAAAGCAATGTCATCATAAACCGGAGATAATTCCGAACATACACAATACAATTTTTGAAAAATATAAGATACAAAATTTTGAGGTTGTTTAATGACACTAAAAATAAAAGGAACATCCGAATAATCTGCCCCTATGCTCGCTTCAAACAACAAACCAAAATTTTGATAATTATAATAACCTGCTTTGAAAAATTCAAATTCTACGGCAATATTTTCATATTGCAATCCTTGATATTCAAATGAAATTCCCAAATCATCAAAAGTCCATTTGGAAAAAGCAAATAGAACACCTATGCCATCATACTCATCGTACTCATCGTATTCATCAGGCATTTATATTCTCCTTTATTATCTTCTGATAATATCTATAAAAGGATTGCCATCAAGAATGCCTGGTTTCCAACCTACTGTGGCTGTTCCATTATATTCTTGACCATCAATGGCATTTATTCTGGCAATGCTGTCTTTCAAAACATATCCAACAATTTGATTTGTAACGGGAAGTTTCCCGAGAAACCAAAGACCTTGAATCTTTGTTTTACCACCTAGAATATTTCTGCTGGCTTCAACAAAAAAATTATATTCTTTCATACCAGCAAGGACTAATTCATAATTATCTTCTCTGCCTGTTTTCGGATCTGTTCCTTTGAAAGAAAAATTCAATCTTTCAATTGCTGTAGGCTGACAACTTCCCCAACCCGGATTTCCTGATCTTACATCATTCAATTCATGAGTAAGACCACCGATTAATGTTAATTTGATTTTCCACACTTTGCACCTTCCTTTTAATTGTAAGTAAAATGGATTGAAAAAACTAAATCATTGTTGTACCATTCTGCCGCTGCCCAAGCAGCCATCGCACTTGTTAATATATGTTTCATGTTCCAATATAAATATTTAGCTCCGGTCAATACACCAGTATCTAAAGCTATTCTTGAATCTGTTCCTGCTAAAGGAGTCCCGCTCCAAGTAGCACTACCAGGAGTGGCATTTGTAGTGGCAATTGCTCTGAAAAGACTATTTGCAGGAGTACCATCACCTAACGGCAAACTTTCCCAAGTTGCATGAGAATCATCATCATACATTTCAAGATAAGGAATTGAAGCAGTAGCTCCGCTAAACCAAGCACAGCAAACATATCGTTTATCCCCACCATATACAGCTAGACTGGTTCCTGCCATAACTACTTGTCGATATGTTCCTGCACTATTATCAGCTAAAAATAATGCAGGTGCTTCTGAAGTGCCTGCTTCCGGAATAATAACAGGATAACCTACTCCAGAAAGAAGATCACCATCTTGTTGTTGCAAATCTCTCCATACTAAATAATCTCCTGCTCCTAACAGAAGAAAATTAGAATCTCCTGCAGGATTTGAACACTCCACATCATTCGGTGAAATGTTCACTAAAATATTTACTGATGGTCTTGACATAATTTACTCCTTTCCTAAATACCGTCTGTGCGGGTTAAAGATACTTGTTTAGTAGCCGTTACTCCTTTAGGACCTGTGAGAGTTACCGTAAAATTTTGACCTTTAATTTGCCATATAGTAACTTCTATATTATTTCCTTTTACAACAATATTAGTTCCATCTGTGGACATATCAGAAGCAACATAAGAATCATCGGAAGTTTTATGTAAAGTCCAAGAACCAAATTTTTGAGTACACAAAGGCAACCCTGCACCACCACTACCACCACCAATTGTAGTTTGAGATGCTGTTGTTCTACAACCGTAAGAACTTGCTTGCACAATAATAGAAGAAGGTCCTTTCACATAATAAGTTTCTGAAGTTTCTCCTGTTACCGTTGTTGGTTCATCCACTGTTTCTTCTTTGGCTTCATTAATTGTGGCAGAAAGAACTTGAGACAATCCTTCTTCTGTATTAACCGGAGAAGAAACAGTTATTCGCACATCTCCTGCTGTAACTGCCGTAAAGTAATTTACAACAGAACCTGCTCTTTGATAGGTAATTACTAAAGGAGTTCCTGTAGCAATTATTGTATTTAAATTAATGGTTTTGTTTAAAAAAGAAGAATATAAATTTCCAGATACATGAGTAATTACACCATCAGAATCTTCCGTATAAGTATAAACACCTGTTACACTAGAAATAGCCGAATTAGTAATGCATTGAGTAACTCCTGCTATTACATTGACAGCTTCAGCTTTTTCATCGGTAACTGTAACCGATCCGGTATTCAAAACATTTGAAGCTAAAGTTCCTAATCCGGTATATTCATACATATAAATTTTACCAGATACAGCCTCATCCCCATTTTCTAAATAAGCTGTTATTTTTGCTATCTCTCCTATTTCTAAAGTTGAAGGATCTATTTCAGCCGACAATGTGCTTGGACATTTGCAATAATTATTTACATAAATTTGTTTGGAATCTTCTTTACCTGACAAAGATGCTATGATACTGACTTCTCCTGCATACTCTAAAGTTCCTGGAGTATATTTTACTACATTATGAACCATTCCAGAAACTACATAAGAAACAACCACCATTTGATCACAATAATTAAAATTACTTTCTGTCAAATAAACTTTTTTTCCATCTAAAATATAAGCACCATTAGCCACAAAATTATTTGCTCTGCTTGTATCTGCATAAGCCCAGATACCAATAATAGTAGCGGCTTCAAATTTAGTGGAAAGAGCTACAAGACTATCGGCTCTAACAATTTCTTTAGAAATGGTAATTTCTGAACTGTTTTGAATAAGAGAATATACATAGGACAAAGTTGTTGGGCTGGCAGGGTCAAAAGACCATTCGACAACTTGATCATTTAAAGGAACTCCTTCTCCATTTTTAACTTGTGCCCACACATCCACATAACCCACTTGCAAAGTGCTTATGCCAATACATTCAGATCCCAATTCAACGGAGATAGAATTTTGAGAAACAGATTCAACTGGAATAATTTTTATTCTATTTCCAAATTCAGGCCATTCTGGTTCTTCATTGATTTCTTGAATAATCAAATCAGTCAGATCATAGTCCGACGTTGTTGGCGCTCTTACTAATCGTTTAATACAGATATTTCCTGCTCTATCTGTGGTAACAAATCCCTCTTCCCCAACAATCAATTCAACTAATTCTTGCAATACTTCAATTGGATATTGATCATCTGCCTCAAAATTATCTGCATAAATGGTAAAGTCAGCTATATCACATTTAGTTGAATCCCAAACCAAACCAACTGATTCAATAATCTCCTTACAAATCGCATAAAATGTGGTATCTTCATCCCACAACTTTGTAACCTTTTGAGCAAAAGGTTCTGCTAGTATAGCCGTCGATTGTCTGCCCCAAACTCCTGTCATTGTTTCATGAATGCCTACTTTAAAAGTAGGACGTTCAATAAAGTAAAGTCCTTGACTTATCCAAACAGTTGTTCCTTCAATTATATCTGTCGTGGACATATACACTTTATCTATCCAAGAATCAGCTCCAACATTTCCTTCGGAACCCCAATATATACCTTCAAGATCATTAAAAGGATAATCTATGGAAGCAGTAGCAGAACCGACTTCAATGTCATTTATTTCTATTGAAATATCTCTACCAGAAACAGTGATTTTAAGTTCATGCCAAACATCAGGAGCTGGCGGACTTAATTCTTCATCAATTAAGGTATTTCCTAATCTATCTTGTGCATACACATACAAAATATTATTCGATATATAAATATCTATACTTGAAGCGGCTCCCCCGATATACACTTCAAAATATGTTACTCCTGTTGTATATCTAAATCCTTGAGAAAAAACAAAATTAACAGGGGAAGTGCCCAACTCATAATCTAATTCAGCCCACTCATCTGCGGTTCCTACTAATTTTAAACTAGATGTTCCATCATCATATTCATCCGTATCAAGTTCTACATGTTCCACATAAGTAGGCTGAAGATCAAAAATTTCTTCCTCCCATCCCGACGTTGCTCCATCAACACCCTCAAAATTAAGAACAAACAAATTACCTGTAAGAACAGGAGTTTCTATGGAAGTAAATACTTCAATTCTTGCTGTTTCAGGAATTATAGAAAAATCCAAAGTATCATAAAAATCTTCATCTAAAAGATCAAAAGACAATTCCCGACAAAAAGCATCTAAAGAAGATTCAATGGAGAAAGACTTTATTTTGTTTGTAATATCGGTTATACCATCTAATATAAACTTAAAAGCATATTTAGACATTTTCATGATCCTTTACAACAAGACTTATTTCATAATCATATCTTGCTACATTGAAAAACGAGGAAACAAGATTTCTCTTGTAAACGAACCCTAAAGGTCTTGCGAACTGCACTTTCCAACAGTCATATCCATCGGTAAAATAGTATTCCCCGCTAGATATTGCTTCAAGTGCTACGATTGCATCAACTGTAGCTTTTGAAATGGCAGCCTCATCTGAAAACGTTATTCGTTGATCCATAATTTGAGAACCAAAATCTTGAATAACAACTCCTCCCAAAGTAGGAATAACAGAACCTCTCATTACAGATCCTGCAAAATGATCATAATCTCCAGTCACCACTGGATCTTTATCAAAGACAACCAAAGAAGCAAGAGGAGTTACACCAGTTACCGGATCTAACATCGGGCCTAATTCTGTGGAAAAAATAGCAAATTTGCCAGCCATAACATTTCCTTATTTTTTACTTAATCTCATTTTAGATAATTCTTTTTCAAGTCTCTTTATCTGGGTTCTCATGGTATTAGGATTACCAACTACTTTCAAAGGTATTGAAGAATTTCCCACTGCTAAATTCAAAGTGAATGTTCCTTGATCAACTGATCTTACTAAACCACCTGAAGCAAAAGCAGGAACTGCGGCAAGATTAAATTTAGGTGCCGTAAAACTTTTCAAACTATTTACTGCTCTGAAAAAACCTTCTCCTAATGTTTGTACAACACCTTTTCTAATTACAAATTCTCCTGGAGTCAATAAAGCAGGAACAGTATCTCCGTCACCAGTACCAGGTATAAGTCCACCTTCTGCTTCTTGAACAGGAGCCGCTCCTCCTCCACTATCACTTCCCCCACTACTGCCACTTCCCCCACTACTTTCACTACTACCAACTTTTACAGTTTTAATGGTAATTGTATAAGTAGCCCCTTTACTTAATTCAGAAGTAAGAGCGGCAAATTTACTTTGCACATTAGCAATTATTGTATTGATAAATGCTTGCCCACTTCCATCATTACCAAGTATCTGAATCAAGAAATTTGATACGGAAGCTGTAAGACTCAAACTCCAATTATGAAGATTGTTTTTAAGAGAATTAATTACTGTCAACAATGGAGAAAAAGTAACACCATCTTCTGTGCCTATAAATTTAACAACAAATTGACCAAAATTCTCTGTAGTTAGAGAAGATTTTAATTCGGCAATCTTTGCCTTAACTTTAGTAATTGTATTATCTAATGTATCTTTAGGGGAAGCTTCTGCCATAAATTTAAGAACAAGTTCAGCTCCTTCTTTTGCCGAGTTTTTAACTTCAGTTATTTTATCCAAAGCGGCAACTGTATCAATATTCATTTTAATTTCTTTTGTCAATGCCGTTTGGAGTTTATCAATTTCTGCTTTATAATTCGCCAAATTATTTTTAGCTTTTTCTAAATCTTCTTGTTGTTTGGATGCTGTGGTTGCAGACAAATCAATTTGTTTTTTAGCCGCTGCTTCCATAGCACCTTCATACTCATCAATTAATCCTAATCTCAATTTTTGAGTATCTTTAGCACTTTCACTTTCTACACCAAAAACATCTGTAGTTTTTACGGTCAATGAATCAATCATGTCACCGGCTTTTGAAAAATAATCTTTAGCCGCATCAATATTTCCTGCATATAACTGTTTATAACCAGCAGCCATTAATTCTTGCTGATATTTTGTATCAGCCGCCATTTGTTCATCACTGGTCATTGTCAATTTATTGGCAGCCAATTTTTTATTGGCCGTATCAAGATAAACTTTTTCTAATTCTTTTTGTGTGGACTTTATCTTTTCTTTATGAGATTTAATGGAAGATTCTAATTTAGACATGGCGGCTATTTCTTTTGAAGCCATGCTTTCATAAGCCTTTAATTGATCCTCATAAAGAGAAATTATTTCTTCGGATCTCATTTTTTCATTTTCTAAATATTCGGCTTTTCTTCCATCAGATTCTTCCAAATACAAAGATTCTTTATCAATTAAATCCTTTCGTTTCTGGAAACCTTTATCAATGATAGACATTTCTGTATCAAAATTTTCATTAATCAAGTCTATCTTTTTCTTTGCATATTCTTCCTTAATATTATATTCCGCTTGCTCTGCATTTTCTGTGGTTTCTTCTCGTTCTCTGGCATTGGCTATTGCTTCCGCTTCTTCCAATTCCAAATAAGAAAGCCTCATATCCAATGCTTTTTTCTGAATCTTTAATTGATTTTCAGTTTCTTTCTTTAATGCGGCTGTTTCTTTTTCATATATTTTTTCTCTCTTGCCTATCAATTCTGCTATTTTTGCATTTTGAGCGGCAAGCCCAACTCGTTCTTTTTCTTCAAAAGTTTGCTTACTTGCTTCAGTGGCTTTTTCATAATTCTTTTCGGCTTCTAATCTGGCCCGCAAACCAGCTTGAAAAATTTTCAATAAAGCCGCTTGTTTTTCCGGAGAAGATTGAGCATCATAATATTTTTCCCAATTTTCCCCCATAGTATCCAATAAAGTTGCTTCTTGTTTAACTAAATCTTTATCATTAGCCACCAAAGCTTCTTTTCGATAATTAGCCATGGTCACTTCTGCTTGTATTATTTTCTTAAATTTTTCGGATGCCGTCAATCCAGCTATAACTCGCTGCTGTTCCGATTTTTCCAAAGTTGCTATGGAAGAAGCCACTTCTTTGGCCGATTCCCATAATTCTCTATTTGATTCAGATATTTTTTTATTCAATCCCAACATTTCTCTGGCTGGAGTCATCCTTGCTTCAAGAGCCGCTTTTTCATTAAATAAAGCCACAACTTCTTCGGCTTTGGCGGCAGCCGTTTCTCTGCTTTTTTGAGCCTGCTCATCCAATAATTGAGCTTGTTTTTCATATTGATTGCTATTTTCTATCATAGCATCAGTAAGTTCAGGAAACTGTTCTCCTATTTTATCCATTATGGCAAGATAACTTTGAGTAACATCTTTTCCTTCAGCCTGTTGTTTTGCTAAATCTCTCAATTTTTCAGCAAGACTTGTGGCAGAAGTTGCTGCATTAGAATTTGTAATAACTTGTTTTTGAAGGGCTCCGCTGGCACCGTCCATACTTTGTTTCCAATTAACAAGTCCTACTATCAATGCACCAACAGCCGTAGCAAAAAGTCCAATCGGATGGGCTCGCACAAGAGTGAATAAACCCATCAAACCCCCTCTTAATGCAGTCATCGCCGTAGTAGCAGCCCCTGTTGCCGCAGAATAAGCTATTATAGCCGCTTTTCCTAATTGAATGGCTTTTGTAAAAGTGCTCCACAAAGCAACTAATTTTAAATAATTGGCAATTTTACCCAAAACAACTGCTAAAAGACCAAGAGCCGCAACTGTGGCAGTTACAGTCACGGTTGTTTTTATCAAAGCATTATTTAATCCAGCATCTATAAGATCAATCACTTTTGTTAATACGGTAATAAGACCTTTAAAAACTTCGGTTAAACCTCCTTCTGAAAAAGAAATAATCATAGCTTTAAATCTATTGGACAATATGGACATTTTACCGCTAATTGTATCCAATTGAGTTGCCGCCATTGCTTGAGCTACGCCATATTTTTTAGTATCTTCGGTCAATATCGCAACGTATTCATGCATTGTGGATAATACCAATGCAGTATTGTTGGCACGAACATTAAAAAATTGAGTAGCTTTTGTAAGGTCTCCTCCAATAACAGTATTTAAATTTTTAAGAACAACGGCTAATCCATTACCATTAGTAGCTAGATTTTGAAATTTAACATTAAAATCATTGGCGGATAAACCAGCTTGATTAATAGCCGCTCTCAATTTTGCATTTTGATTTTCTAATCCAATAAATACTTGTCTTAAACTAGTACCTATTGTTGACATTTTAATACCAGCATTTGACAAAGCCATTACCGCTCCTAATGCTTGATTCAAACTAACACCAGCAGCTTCAGCAGAAGGACCAATATAGTTAAAAACTGTTCTCATGCCTTCCAAATTGGTTTTAGATCCATTTGCTGCTACTGCTAATGAATCCATAATATAAGATGCTTCGGAAGCATCCAATCGAAAAGCACGAATAACAGTGGTCAACAAATCTGCGGCAGTAGTTAATGGTTCTAATGTACCTTGAGCACCAAGAGCCGCTGCCTTAATTACATCTAAAGATTCTGCGGCAGAAAAACCTGCCTGAGCAATATAAACGGCACCTTTCGATATTTCACTTGCTGAATATTTAGTGGTTTTAGATATATTTAAAATTTCTTCTCCTAACAACGCTATTTCTGCTTCAGTACCTCCTGAAATAGCTTGTAAGTTTTTCAATGCTTGATTAAAATCAGATATAGAAGCAATGGCTTCTGTAATAGCCGTTGTTATGCTACTAATTATAATGGCTGCTGGAATCCATGTTGCCATACTAACAAGAGCCCTACCTAAATCAAAAAAGTATCCTGTAGTATTTTTAATGGTAGCCGCCATTCCTGTAAATCTGCTATGCAAACCTGCAAGGAACTGTCCAAATTTTCCTACTTCAGGACCAGTTGCCTTTACTGTTTTTAAATATTCGGCTAATTGAGTATTAGCTTCTTTGTGGGTAATTAATCCTTGAGAAAGATATCCATTTAATTTAGAAACTTGAGTGGCCGCCGCTTTAGAACTTTCTGCCGCTTTTGTGGATGCACTTGTCCATTTATCCAATTGTTTAGTATATTCTGCAAAATCTTTATTTATTTGAGACAATTGGGCATCGTACAACCTAAAACCACCTGTGGCAGTTTTCGTTTTTTCAATGACTTCGGAAGCTTTTTGAGCATACGTTGTATTTGAATTAAGCAGTTTTTGATATTTTGTGGCAAGTATTTCTGTTTCTTTATTCAATCCTTCATAAGATTTAGTAGCACTTAATAAAACAGTATTTGTTTTATAAAATTCTCCTTTCATAAAAGCAGTGGATGCGGCAATTCTGTCCACTCCTTTTGAAAATGCATTTATTTCTTTAGTAGAAGCCCCCATTGACTTCATACTATCCGCTGTTTTCAAAATGCTTTTTTCCACATCATATAAATTTTTTGTCATTTGTTTAAAGCTGACCACATTATTATCAGAAGATTTTGTCATACTGACAATGGCGGCTTTTGCTTCAGAAGAAGCTCCACTAAATTTCTTTAATGTGCTTACTACAGCTTTAAACATTTCTTGGGATTGTAAAGTACGATAAATGGTTGATCTTTGAGAAGCTCCTAAACCCTCCATTTGTTTAGTAGCTTCTTTATAAGATATTCCTAAAGCTTCATTAGCAATTTTTACTTTTTTAGAAGCCCCAGCTAAAGCTTCAGTTGATTTTGTTGCGGCTGCCGATGATTTAGCAACACTTGCCGCATTAGCATCCATTGCTTTTGCTGATTGATTTATTGATTCAGCAATTTTTTGTTGGGATTTGATTTGTTCATTAGCCGCTTTAGTAAAAGAAGAAGTTACTTTATCCATACCAGTGACAAGAGACTGCAATTTTGTTTCCAACTGATTCAATGCAGCCAAAGCACTTTCCACAGCGGCGGTTACAACAACTCCTAACCCTAAACTACTGGTATCATCTGCCATTTTATTTCACCTGTGCCCACTTCATAAATTTAGCTTTCATTTTATCTGAAAGCTCTTTTTTGGATTTCTCATCCATTTTAGCATAATCTTGAGGATCACCAAATAATAAATTATCCTTTCTTTTCACATCCGTGATTTTTTTATCTTCTAAATCTTTTGGGTCTGCTCCATGCAATATTGCTGAAAACTTCATTTCTCGGATCTTTTCATCCATAGCATATTGATGAAGCACCATCAATTGAGAAAGAGTTATTCCTCCGCTTTTATAACTCCTTCGGTAGATATCCTCGAGCCTGTACTGAGGGTAGAATCGGAGGAATCCGGAGACAAGTTCGGGGAATTGAATATACTCTTGCCCTTCTCGAACAGGCTCTTGCCTTTTTTTATGGCAGGCTCAAAGTTGACTGACCAAACAACTTCAATTACATCCATCAATTGAGTATTGGTCATATTGTTGACAATATCCTCACATTCTTCATCAGAAGCATCCGCAACTAAGGATAAAATTTTAGTAATGTTATCTTCTAAAATTTTAACAGCCGCAGTAACAAGAGCAAAATCATTATTTGCTCCTTTTGCTTGAGCTTCTCCGAGTTTTTTAATTAATTCGGTAATAAGATCGGTTACCTTAAACTGATCACCGATAGAAAGAGGATAAATAGTGATGGTTTTAAGATTGCGTTTTCCGTAAGTGATTTCCTTAATATCAGGATTCAGATCGTCCGTCATAATAATTCTCCTTTAAAGAAGATTCTCCCCGTGAAATGAATCACGGGGAGAGTGAATAAATTTTAAACTACTTTTGGATATTATACCATGTCATCCCCTGTTAAAAACACAATGGTTCCTAACGGCATATTATCCCATGCTGCATTACCGCCGGATACTCCTGAATCACCACGTTTTGCCTCAAACGTAATAGGAATAACGGCTGCATCTTCTGCCTTCAAATCAATTTCCATTGAACTTACAACATTTGCTCTGGGGAAAATGATTACCATCTGGGACTGATTGTCGGGGAATGTATAAACAGCTTCCATTCTCACATAATCAGGAGCAACCAAACCACCAAGAGCAATACTTACATCGTATTCATCCAAATCAGCAGGATCAATACCACGTGCTAATGACAGATTGGCTACAGAAATTTCCTTAAACCCGCATTCAAGAGAACATGCTTCACGAATCGGCAATGTATAATCTTCAAGAAGCGGGAATCCTGATTCAAGTTTCCAATAATCAGTCTTTCCTGTAAATTTGGTATTGGCTAAAGCACCGATAGAAGCGGCGGCCAGTAGTTTCGGAGTAGCAAATGAAATATTTGCTGCTGCCGCACCTACTCTGATCTGGGCCAGCCCAAGAGCAACCGCTTGCGGATTTTTAGTCAAGGGACCTGTTCTTGTTAATGCCATAAAAATAACCTCCTTAATTTAATTTTTCTTTTTTTCACAGTCTGAAGCTTCAAGATTTTCACTTGATTGAAATACATTTGGTAAATATGTTAATACCTGCCAATGACCACAAGACCTCCTGAGACACTTAATTTTCAAATTGCCTTGTATATATAAATCAACTGGGGCAGTTGAATTATTTTCTCCTGATTTTCCAAACACAAAATGAAAAATCCCATTTGCTTTTCTTTCGATGAGTTTTTTACCGCACTTTTCACATACCACAAATGATGTTTGTTTCTTTACAATGCTAATCCCCATCTCAACCTCACCGAATATATTTTCACCTTTATTTCATCTCTTGGTAATTGAAAAGGCACATTATCTCCAATTTCTTGAACAACCATTGCCCCTAATAACTCCCAAGGGGTTTCTTCTGTATTGTAAAGAGGGATTCTTCTCATCCCATCTGTTTTTGATGAATCAACAAGCAAATTGAACAATACATCTGTCATCAAAGATAGCTGGATTCCTTCGGAATCCTGTCGTGACAAGCAAAATATTTCAAAAGTATAGTCAGCTAAAGCATTTCTCCCAAATTGGCCAAAAGAAATGTTATACCATTGTTTAACCACATTCGATCCTACTTTCCGAATATTAGGTTCTTTCAATGATATATCGAAAGTAATATTTTCTCCTAAAGCATCAATAAAATACTTTTTTAAAGAAGATTTTACATTTTTCTCTTTGGCTAAAATATTCATTTCCAATCCTGTTTCATTTTTTTGAATCTGCTAACTACATAAGCATTCCATGTAGGCATATAATCTTCTACCGTATTATGAAACAATGGTCTCTTTTCTTCAAGAATAGGACCATATTCAGCGGGATTGTCATCTCCAGGAACTCTGTCAATGCCTACCCAATATTTTCCTTTACCGATTTGTCTAAAATTAATCTGCTTCATTAACAAACCGGTATATATCCAGTATTCTCCAGGATGTTTATTCACAACTGCTTTATGAGCGGCCCATTTTTTATTATGTTCTTCTCCAAAATCACCAAATACTTGGGTGACAATATTTTCTCTTAATTTATTAACCAGTTCTTCTGCCGCTTCCCTTGTCAATAAAGGAAAATTAGCATTCAGTTCCGTTTTAAGTTTACCGATAGCTGTTAAAATAATGCCCATATCATTTTTGGCAAAACTAATGCTAATCATCATAAACCTCATCATCAAAAATAACATCATGCATCGGTCTGTTATCTTCAACCAAAGTAGCTACAACTGCTCCTGGAAAATTATAAGCTTCAATTGCTTCTACTTTATAATATTCAGTATCAGAAATAACCACTCTATCTAATGGTTCCAGATTATATCTTTTTGGAAGATATAAGTCAATTCTCCAAATTTGAGTTTGTCCAACAATAACTAATTCATCTAATTGAGACCCAAAAATACGATCTGTAATAAGACCATATACGGGAGTATCGACAAGAACGCTCCAACCAGAAATCATATCATAAGATTGAACATCCCGAATTTCTGCGGGTCTTAAAATTCTAGCGGTCAATGGAAGATTGCATAGATAAATAACACCATTGACTTCTACAGGCTCATCTTCAAATAATTCAGAAGTCAAGTTCATTACCATATGGTAACGACCTGTTTTGGGCATGTAAACAACGTCACCGACAACTAAAGAAGTATTATAAGGAAAAGTACAATCAAGATGATGCTCACGAATAAATGGTTTTGTACCTTGAGCATTTATTTCATAAAGGATTCTCTCTGAAACCTGGGGAGTGCGATTAACAATAACAATCTCGGTTCCAAGTTCGGCATAGACCTCTTCAATATCCGGACCAAGACCTGACAACATTTTTTATTCCTCAAGTGGTGCAAAATTAACCAATCTATCCACATTGTAAGTAACATCATTTCCTATGGAATCATAAGCAAATCCCGCATCAATTTTTGTTCCAAACATTTTATAAGAGTCAACTCCAGCAAACAAAGCGGTATCAGTAGTCAACGCTTCTGTAAACTCTTTATCCATTTCATCAATGAGACTTTTAAAATGATCAAAACGATGCTGAAGATTAATTTGCTTATATTTGAATTTATAGGCTGAAGCTAAAAGCAATAAATAAATTGCATGTCTTGTGGCTCGTTTAATGGCCCAAGAGACTTTAGTTGGGATGGTCAAAGGATATGACCACCCCAACTCTGAAATAGCCTGATCACAAACAAGTTCATAACCATCAGCAGTAATCAAACTGGACAATGAACTTAATTGAATTTTCAAATAATCTGTTAAATCATCTGCATCATTTAAATCCATGTCCATTTACCTCTTTAACGAACTTTTTTCTTCATTTTGATCTTCGATGGTTTACGAACTGCCTTTGGTTCCGCTGGTTCTGCTACTGACGGTTCCGCTGGTTTTTCTGAAGATTCTTCTTTTACCTCTTCAGGGGCTTTTTCTTTAGGTTCCTCAACTACAGGAGTTTCAATTACCGGAGTTTCAATTACTGGTTCAGCCCTTTCGGGGGCTGGCCGTTGATCAATGATCTTGGCCATTCCCCGACGGACTCTTTTCATGATAAATTCCGGAATAGGGTCAGTGAAAATTGTACCCGCCGAAATTATCTTACCGCTTGCTACTTTTAAATTAACAAGTAATTCAACTTTCATGATTGAACAGCCTCCCGGTTATTGATTAATACTCATCAAGATCAAAAGCAGTAATCTTGTAAGTGGTGTCCGGATAATAAAGAACCGGCAAACCTTTATCCTGAACACGCAACCAAATTCCTTCAGGATCCCATTCATCTTTGGTATCTGCATAGAATCCCCAACGACGGCTATTGCCATAAGGAGCTTCCATAAACTCGGCAATCTTTGTCCCATTCTGGGTATCTGCAAACATCAAGAACTCGTTATCCTGGATGAACTTTTTCCGCATGATGACTTTATCCCTGCCGCCAACAAAAGTAGCAGTAGGAGCCTGGCCAACTGTGATGGTGCCATTGACTTTATCAACAGCAGTAATCACTTCATCTTCGTAAGTATTGTATTCAACCATATTTACGAAACGAGCTTTACCACCAACTTCAAAGTCAGATACATCATCCAGATAAATCGTGGTGCCGGAAGCTGTAGTTGTGGTCAACCATGCCTGAACTTCGTAAAGTTCATCGTACAGCATGAGAGTACCAACACCCAACAGAGTTCCGATAACCATTGCCGGATTGGTAAACAAATCACCATTACCGAAATCGCTTTTCTTCAAAAGCGCCTGAATATTCGTATCGAACAGCAGGACTTTCAGCATCTGGGAATTGCAGATAGCGTAATTCGGTTTTACCATCGCATCATCGGCCAATGTCTGTTTGGCATCAAAAATGTCTTCCACAGCATTTCGAGAAGCACCATCTTTCCAATTACGAGCATCTTCCAACGTAATCAAATGACTGGTCGGAATGCCATAACTGACGGAGAATTTAAGACCACCAGCAATCTGATAAGTCAAAGTTCCGTCAATCAACATTTTTGCAGTCATCCACTCACGCCGACGGTCGCAACGATACCTGAGTTTCTGGGCACCGCGTGAAAGCTGGCGTTCGGCTTTATTATAAGTAGCCATAGTGCCGGGTTCCCGCAAGTTGTTCAAAAACTCCTCGTCAAAATACATTTTTTCTTTCCAGAAAGCGGCCTTTGCGGAAGCTCCACCGAGTCCATCAATACCAATTGCAGGAGCAACGGAGCCCGGAGCCACAAACGGTGTCATGCCTCCCGAACCATATTCAATTTCCCATTCAATCGTATCCGAATCATACTGGGCTGTCGGAAACAGATTTGAGAAGAAATTGCTGGGAGGCCGCACAAAAGCAGAGATCAGCTTATTCAATACAATAAGCTGAAGTGCCGGTATTCCTTGAGATCCTTTCATAGTTAACCTCCCCTTATTTCATAATGAAGAAACGCCCATCTACAGCTCCCAGTGAAGCAATTGCTTCTGCCGTGAGATTGTACATGGAGTTCTTGTAAAGAACACAGTTTGAGACCACTACCGAAGTAAGGGCTCCTAACGCTTCTGTTCCAACACCTGTATCCACGTCTTTATCCAAAACGTAAGCGGCAGTGGTGTATTCTCCAGAAGCACCTGCTTTCACATGAACATACGATTTTTTAGCAACCGTAAAATTAGTATGTGAAAATGCTGTAGTCGTAATATCGGCATAGATTGTGGAAGTGGTTCGATCAATTGCTGTAATAGCGGCGGCGGCAACAGGACCTTCATCACTATCATTATCCAAAACAAGATCATCACCAACTTCAAACATGTAAGAATCTTCAATGGACACATAAACATGACCAGAAGCACAATCTTTTACGATTGCAGCAACGCCGATTGCCGAAACTTCCCCTAAAACCACTGCGGTGCTAATCGGAACATAAGGAACAAGTTTTCCTTTTCCTCCTGCATCCGACAAATTAACGGCCATCACAGTTCCTGCTTTCAGATAACCATAACCCGCCTGAACGGTCTTATCAATGATCAAAGCAATGTCTCTTACCGAATGAAACAATGCTTTGATGCCAGCCCCTTCAGGGTAACGATTCATCTGAGGAACGGAACTACGAATACCTGTCATACTGGGTGTATTCATATTTTCTCCTCCTTAATTAAATTAATATCTTTCACTTAAAACAATCAAATTTTAATGTTTAACTTCCTGTCCCACATGCTTCAGCATACGGGTAACAATCGAATCCGCGTTATCCTGCGGGGCAGCCTTTGTGAAAGACATTCCCAGAATGGACGGCTCTGAAGTTCCTTCAGTGGTAATCCAATCTTTCAATTCGGTTTCAACGGCTTCCGAAAAAGCAACTGCATCCAGTTTCTCATCCTTCACAAAAGATTCATGACTGATCTGTTTGCGAATTTTGGGACGGAGTCGCTCCGGGATTTCATGTTTTACCATGATTTCCGCAAAGACGGTTTCCGCAGAGGTTTTGATTCCTTCCTCTTTCTGGATCGCCATGACTTTCTCTACTTTCAGCAAACGAGATTCCGTTTCTGCATTAAGAGAAGTCAAAGTTTGCTTTTCCGCTGTCAATGCCGTGATTTTACTTTCCAGATCAGTTCTGACGGCGGCAAAAGCTGTTTCAGCTTCCGCTTTGCCTTCAGCAATAACCTGAGAATACAAATCCGGATGTGCGGCTTTAAATTCATCTAACGTCATACTGTTTTCCTCCTTATTTAATGTAAACGACCCTTGTATTTCAACTTCCACTTCTTCATTTTCGGACATTGCTACCGATTTCGTGTTCGAGTCTGCCCCAAATGTCGTGACCGAACACTCCTTTAATACTGACTTTCGCCAGACTGTGCCAGGACCTGTCATCGTGAAGCCATTTACTTCACAAGTTTCTCCTTCTTCTAATTTTAATATTTGAGTTGGACGTGCTTGAATGGATGCTTGATAAGGAAAACCTTCTTTTGACAATCTGATAAATTCTCGGGCAATGTCTGTGTCCACAAACGATGAATCAAGTGGAACAACTTCGTGATTATCATTCACACCAAATTTTCCAAAACCAATTTTTTCGGAAGTATTATGATCATGCAAGATGGGTATGTTATTTTCTGAAAGAATCATGCCGGCAGTATCGATTGCTAAATCTCCCCAATACCAATGATCTTTGATAATCTTACCAGAATAAGCAACCATGTTTAATTTGCTTTTTGAACCTTCTCCGGAATCTTCAGCTTTTGCCAAAGAATTTACTTCACTGAAACATAAAGCGGCTTTACTTATTTTTTTGGTTTCTTTCATGACTGCCTCCGAAAACTTGCTGTTTGCTATTCTTATAGCTTTTGGGGCACAAGTTTTATCCGTTCCCCCTTTTGCTAAACAAGCTTTATAAGTGCTGTTTGCTACAGATACCCATTTTGCTTTTTGAGCAGGTGTCAAACCCTTTTTATGACTGTCCACATCCGACACGGTCCACGGCATTTGACACCTCCCCAAAAAGTAATCACCAACAAACAACAACCAAAGAAGTAACTATCCAATAACAAAAAGTGAAAGGATTGTCAAGAAAAAAAGTCCAAATAGTATTTTACATCATTTTTCAATATGGATTTTAGTAATTCTGAATTTTCATCTTTTTTATATTTTTTATTTTCTACATTATGATGCGTTGTCAATCCTTTTCTACCAGAAAGCCCTTTCATACCAACAGTTATGTATTTTTCACAATTAACAACTAAACGACTTCCTTTTACAGATATATTTCTGTCAATAAATTCTGCTCCTCTTTTCTTCGTTGCTCTTTTTATCAAGCTTTCTGGCGGATTGTCTATAATTGTATTTTTGGATAAAATTCTTCCACTTGCTGTTTTTAAATCAACCATCAATTTAACAGATTGTTCCTTTCTAACATACTCTAAAGAATCTTTCCAAAGAAAAACATCTATCAAACCTTTTCCACATAATTCAAATTCTTTGGGAGCATTTTCACAAATTTTTTTCAAAATAGGAATCATGTTTTTTCTAAAAGCAGTTTGGGCAAACGCAGGTTGTTTAACTACCTTCTTTTCCATATAAGATTGAATTGCCGGATAATAGAATAAAAGATTTCCTAAACCAACCAAATCAGCTTCATTAAGTAATTTATCCATATAATCAATATATGTTGGATGATACCAATCATCATCTTCCATAATAATTATTTTATCATATTTAACTGCATCTAAAGCAAGTGGAAGATTCAAACATAATGTGTGAGTATAATCTTTATCGGTCGGTTCCCTACGAATATAAATAAATTTCCCATTACTGCTGATAGGTACTTTTCCATCATCAACAACAATCCATTGTTGAGGTTTGTAAACTTGATTATCCATCCATTTTTGCAATAGAGCAAATGCTTCTGGACGATCTCCTGTACAAGTGATTACTGTAACGCCTTCTTTAATTCTGTCATTACTCATGATAAAACCACCACCATGTCGAATATATCCTTCAGTATCATGTATGCAAGTATACTCATTGATATAAAAACTTTTAAGATTATTCTTCTGAATATATTCAGCACTTCGTTTCCATAAATCAGCATCAGCAGGAATCGCAATTCCCGTTTCTTCAAAAACATCTCTTGGAAAAATTGGAATAGTGGACACATTATAACAAACTGAAGATTTGATTACTCCGCATGGTAAAGGCAAAAAATTAACTAATCGATCTCTGCTATTTATATTTTTTGGAAAAAACACACCATTGCCCACACTTGTTTTTGTACATATCCAATCAACTTTGTTAGTACGAATAATTCCATTTAAAATAGCCAAATGATTAGGTGCCCAATAATCATCATGATCCAATAAACAAACGTATTGCAAATTTTCACTTATAGCTTTTTGTATTCCATAATTTGTAGCATTTACTCCTCCAGAACACCATAAAGCTTCTTTATTATTGGCATATTTTTCTCTTTCCACTGCATTAGAAAGATTTTCAAAATACATCAATTCCCCTGGAAAACTTTTTGCAATACTTTCAAATTCCCCATTGTTTTCATATTTATCTCCAATCAAATATACTTTAAAATCAGTATGCGTTTGATGCAATAAGGAAGTCAAAGCCCTTCTCAAATAAGCAGGGGTTTTTCCATCACTTCTTTGAAAAGTAGGAATGATAATTGCAAAAGTGCATTTATAATCCACATATTTTTTTATCAACTTTGCATATTCAATCATATTTCTCTGCAAATAAAGTTCGTACATTCTTCGATACATTCTTTTAACCACTAACTTCTTTGCAACGACATTCATTCCAGACCACACACCACCACTATGCACTCTGTAAATAGAAGGTTTTATTCCTTGAATAAAACCACATTTCCCTTTTGTTCCCATATACGAATTAAGCAAAAAATCACCGCTAAAATCAATAAAATCTTGTTTCGTTTTTTCTCCATAAATATTTCTAAACATTTTTGTTCCTGTAGCTATTCCACCAGGAGCTTTAATCAATGATTTTTGATCAAAATCTTTACTTCCTTCTCCATAACCATATGAAGCAAAAACTCCGTTACAAAGTGTTTGGCAATGATGATAACACATAATAAAATCTGGATTCTTTTCTAAAAAATCAACTTGTTTTTGTAATTTATCAGGATCTGTCCAATAATCATCTCCCTCACACAAAGCAATATATTTACCTTTAGCAATCGGTAAAATACTTCTCGCTAAAGGATCATATCCAAATAAAAATCCATTTTTCATACCTTGTTCATATTGATTCTTCTCTTGAATGATTAATCTGATTATATCAGGGTATTTTTCTGCATAATTCTTGATAATATCAATTGTGCCATCATTTGAAGCATCATCATGAATGATAATCTCAAAAGGAAAATTTGTTTTCTGTATAAGAAAACTTTCAATTGCTTCTGCAATATACTTAACATGATTATAAGTAACACAGGCAATGGTTACAATGGGATTTTCTTTTTCCGGAAAAATTACATATTTGCATCGTTCATTTGAAGACCAAGGTTTTACCATTTTAAGTCTTTCTTTAGTATATGGATGATTCAAATCTTGATAATAATCCCAAGTAAGATGTTTCGCCTTATTTACTTTTGTTCTACCAGATCGTTTTCCAATACTTTTAGCAAAAAGATGAATATTCCAATCTGTAAAATCAATCCCTTTTATTTTATATGGTTTATCAATCAAAAATTTAATATACTGTTGGTAATCTTGTGAACGAAAAGTCATTAATTGGCATCCTGTTTGCCCTTCTAAATAAAAACCTCTATCAAATACTCTGTCAGGAATCCAACTAATTGCCTCAGGAAAAGTCTTAATAGGAAGATTGTCCATGTAAAGACCTGTTCCAATAACAAATAAATTATGATCATGATCAAGAGCATATTTGCATTCTTTTAACCAATCTTTGTCAGGAACAACATCTCCGTCAGTATATACCACATATTTATAATCTTTAAATCTTACATTACCTTCAATTGAAAATATTTTAGGAGCATTATTAGCAATATTTCTTTCAAATAAAGCATATTTCTTGACTTTGCCTTTTATCACATAATCTTTGATTCTATCAGAAACATCCACATCCGATTTATTTTCTACAATATAAAAATCACAATTTGGAGTATTAATAATCGATTCCAAACATTGAAAAAAATGATCTGTATTTTTATACAATAGAATTATTACAGCCGTGTCATTCATATCTGCCCCTCTTTCAATATTCGCTTCATCTCCCAAATTCGATAATTATTGGCAATGCATTTTCTCACAAAAAAATCATGTAAAGGTTGTAAAATAAAAAGGTAACCATCAATCATAATATTATAATTAGGATTGTTCTTGACAAAACGATCAAAGAATTTATTCATAAATTCTTCGGGGCAATTATCATTTATGTAATGAGCATAAACACCTGCATCAAGATATTCTATATTTGTTTGAATATATTTTTCCAAAATATCTATTGTATGCCCGACAGCAAAACTAGCTGTATCTGCACTTAAATAATAAATATTATCGTTTACCAATAATTGACATAATTGAGATTTACCCACATTAGAAATGCCGGAAACAATGATGATTGTTTTTTGCCAATGCCCTACTAAATGTCTAGGACCTGGTATATCATTTTTGTATGAGTCTATAGAAGTAACGGGCATATACAGAACCTCCTTGAACAGCAGAAGGATACCTTTCTAAAATATCAAATTTACCAGCAATATATTCTTTTACTTTCAAATTATTTGGGTAATCAAGTTTCAACTTTGCTGGATCATATGGACGAGGATCATGATTGACTTCAGGAACATCATTCTTTGTATATTCTTCCACTTCAAGCAAAAGAATACCACCTTCATTCAACAAAGAATGACATTTATCAATCAATTCTTGTTGTTGATTGACCATATAATGAAATGTCGAAATACAAAGAATGAGATCAAATTTCTTATCAAAAGAATGGGTAAAAAAATCACCGCAGATAAATTTTACTTTATCCGATTTAAAATGATGCTCATTCAATAGATCGGCAATACCAATCCAAACATCTCCTAAATCAATTCCGAGCAAAGAGTTAGGTTTCTTTTCAAGCAGTATTCTGTATAAGAAATATCCAGCATTGCATCCAACATCTAAAATATCAGTTCCTTCTAACTGCATATCTCCTATTTTTGATAACTTATATTTTTCACCACTTCTGCTTCCACTAGGACCGCTTCCTAAAAAATCAAAAGACTGATAACCCGATTTCTCCAATATTTTACTCACTTCCATAATCATGCCCCTTTCGTATATATTTCAAATTTACTCAAATCAGGATAGGGTAATTCCAAATCCTCATTATGAATAGGTTTTCCTGCAAAATCATAAAACTGATTCATCAAAAGCAATCCTCTTGCCGCAAGTTCTGGCATCATATAAAAATTCCAACCAAGCATATCTAAATTATCTGTGTGATAAGAACATTCTCTTCGGCCACTAAATCTAGCTCGTTTAAGCCATAAATAAGCTTGGTAATCGTCGGTTAAGATAGCTCCTCCTTTAGATAATTTAAAATGCTTGTAAGGCCCTGTAAATGAAATACACATAAGGGAGCCGTCAATATACATGTCATAAGTAAATCTCAAAGCAGAATCAATGGTTTTTGTGCCTTCTAATAAATAAGCTCCTTTTAAAGTAGTCCCTTCTACTGATTTGAATTTTACTTTGCCACCAGCATGAATAATAGCACAAGGAACAGAAGGATACGTTCTGCAAGGAATTGTCACTTCTTTGCCTTTGATGTTTTCATACATCAAACAAAGAAATAAGGCATTGCTTTGATTGTCCACAGTAATCACATAAGGAGCCCTTGTGTAATCAGCAAGGGCTTTCTCAAATTCTTCGGTAACTCTATACACCGATTCAGCACACATGATAAAAACCCTCCCTTCTACGATTCGCTATTTGGCCACATCCACACTCACAATGTTTAATGAGTTTTATTCCTTCACTCATTTTATCCTCCTTGCCGGTGTGCCTACATAAGTACCGGCTTCTGTTAGATTGCTAACCACTCCTGCATTAAGCCCAACAATGACACCATCTGCAACTGTTATCTTTTCTTTTGTGCTGGCATTTGTTCCAAAATAAACATAATCACCGATAGTATTATTGCCCATTATCTTCACATCCGGAGCAGATGTAAAATAATCACCAATAACAACATCATGACCAATAAGTGTAGCCAAATTAAAATGACAATGTTTTCCAATCTTGATATTACAAGTGAACAGACAATTAGCACAAACAATACTGCCTTCACCAATTTCAATACTCCCTTTATTTAGAAGTAATGCAAACGGATCAATGATGCTAAAATATTTGGTTTCTTTAGGCAATCGGGAAACCATACTTGCTCTTGCAAGAGGGTTCCCGATAGTGATGAACAATTCATATTCTTCAGGATCAAACTTGGATAATGGTAATGTATTTTCTTCTTCTATATAATAAGCATCATCCACAAAACAAAGCATTGCATTTCTTCGCAACGATGCTTTTACTTCACTGGCAAACCCACCATTTCCTACCAACGCTTTTTTCATTTTCATGATTGCACTCCTTTTATTTTTTTATTTTTTGACAATGGGTTTAGCAACTACTTTCTCCTTTACGGGCGTTTGTTCTTTCTCTGATTTACCATCTTTTACCGGTACTTCTTCTTTTATAGGTTTTCCATTCTTATCGACTTTTCCTTTTTTAGCTAATCTTTTATTTCCTGGTTCCAACTGCTCAAGACCTGAATCAACAGGGGGAGCTAATTCTGGATATTTCTTTACTTCTGTTTCTCTCAATAATCGCAATCTTCGATAATTGCCAAATCCAAGTTTCTTTGCAATTTCAATATTTGGAATACCAAGAGTATCATAAACAGAACCGTGTTTAACACCCAAGAATGCTCTTGCTCTTGCTTCAGCATCAATAACTTCAGAAACAGGAAATGATATATCAATAAGTTCTTCTGGTTTCTTTTTGACTTTCTTGAAAATAGGTTCTTGATCATCATTGTAATCAACGGCTTCTTTTACTGAAAATTCCTCAGGAAATTTTCCCATCTTCGACTTCAAAAAGAATACCGCTCTATAGAAATCATATCTTAAAAAACGTTCAAAATAAGCAATTTCATCGGATGTTCTATCTGACATTGGACCACGAGATGCTTTAACAGAAGCAAATGTGCCTTTAGATTGCCCCGTTGCTACATCTTCTGGTTCATTCAAACCACTAGTGACCATATGTAAAATATCAGTATCACCTTCACTTATAGCAGGGAGTTTCGGATTGTGTGCTGTCAATGTCATACCAGGGGGAAGAATCAATGTGGAACCAGGAGTTTTCTTTGCCATAATTCCTGTTTTTCTTCGTTCTTCATCTGTCAAAGACAACCAAGTTCTGAATGCTTTAGGATCTTCCATCGTGACTACCCACAAATAAGCACCAGCTGATTTCTTATGATCGATTTCATATTTTTTCAATGTCTCATAATGATTTAACCATTCTAAAATCGTTCTTAAATAAGAAATGTTTCTCCGAGTAATAAATGATCTGTCCCAAGCAACAATAAATCGTTTATATTTTCCTAATCTATTGTATTTAGAACCACCTTCAGAATCTTTCAAAAGAGCTTTGTTAAAACCAGATACTTTTTCAGCTTCTTTAATCAAATCAGGATAATATGCTATGTAAATGGAAGGCACTAACATAGCTCCTCTTTGATTTGCATTATTCTGGGAATCTGGGGGAGTTACATAATAAAACAAAGGCAAAGTTGCTTTAAAAGGATGATAGAGAATACCATCTTCACCACCACCTGCAATATTTGAAGGGTCAATAAAATCAACTTCCACAAAAGAATCTGGGTGAACTGTCAAACAAAGAAATAATTCTCCTTCAATGATTGCTCTACCTACATATTTTGACCAAAAAGAGTATAAACGATTTCTTGGATCTAATTCAGTCTCTTTTACCGCATCTTGAATTTCTTGATTCTCTGAAGTGACTTCAAAACCGAGTCCTGTCAATCGACCCACTTGCCCTCTAACAGCAGTTCCTACATGAGGATTTGTATTAAATTTATTCCAACAAGTCTGCTGTAATGTCTCTCTATCTCCCAAATTTTGAATAACATTGGTCACCGGAAACCCATCTGCATCTTTCGTAATATTGTCAGCATCTGGAGTTACTTGTCCTTCTTGCCATGGCATACTCATTTGCAAGTGCATAAGATCATCATCCGTTAATTTTGATAATGCTAAAGCGGCCCCGCTAAGATCATCTTTTTGTTTTTTCATAAACACATCCTCCTACTTTTCTTAGGAAAATTCAATCTAGCAAATTCTCCAAATAATTCTTCAGCTTTTTTATCCCAACATCTTGCCGCTTCCTCTTCACAAACAAAATAACCTAAATAATAAACCTTACTTTTGTATTGAATTTGAACTCTCCAATTTCTTTTACCATTCCATAATACTCCTCTATATTTAGAAGTTTTTTTATTTGTTTGTTGGATTTTTTGATTTAATACATTTTGCAATCTGGTACAATTTCTTAGATTGTGTTTTTGATTATTAAGACCATCTCCATCTATATGATCTACTTCTAATTCTTTTGGAGCATTCATAATTAAACGGTGCATACGAATACCAGGATGTGTAATAGCATAAAAAGTACCTTCATTACCATCTTTTCTTTTTTTCGTTACTGCACACCACTTATATTGATTAAGATATTCAAAATCTTCATCATCAACTAAAGCAAATTTACCTTGAGTTAAAGGAATTTGTTTCATGTAATAAGCCCTTTTAATGCAGAAACAGCATCTTTCATGGTATTTTTGCTCATATTTACTCCTTTTTTGAACAAAATTTACTAATTTTAGGGAGATATTACAGGAAAAATGGGCAAAAGTAAAGAAAATTATGTGTAACTGGCTAGATTTTTCTCTAAAATCATGGTTCCAAAGTAAGATTTCTTATGTCTTTCTTTAAAATCCGTAACATTTAGCTCTCTTCCACCATAAATACACCATGCAACCGCAAACATACTATCATCTTGAATACCATGTTTTTCAGTTTTTTCAGGAGAACCAAACCATCTTTTATCAGAATCATGGAAAAAGACACTAGCCTCTTCTCTAAACAAATCAAGTTCTTTAGTTCCAGCAACTCCTAAAGGGGGACACTTGAAACGACCATCAGAAGCTAAAATATACAATTCGCTGAATGCTCCACGTTGTTTTTCATACACAGGAAAAACTGTTTCAAAGGGAATATCATTTTCTTCACACCAAGGAACTAAATCCCAGATACCCCACCGCTCTCCACATAGCTTATCAATGCCACCAAACTCTCTATGACATTCAAGAATGATTTCTTTTAATGTTTCCAAACTATGATCTTCCACATTAACAAAATCTAACATGAAATAAATATAGTTCGGAACAGTATTCCCTTCAGAAAGCATAAATGGACGAGAAGCACTTCCAGGCAATCCTTTTGCAATGCAGGTGAAGATTGTTCTGGCACCACGATTTGTTGCTTTTAAAGGATCTGCTCTATCGATGGCTCCTAGAACAGCCCAATTTGTATCAAACAGTTTCCCGAGCTTTTCAAGAGTCTCTAAATTAGTTCTTTTAGGTAATCCATTAGAATCTCGCAAAGAATAATAATTTTCCAAAGGCATTAATCTATCATTAATATCCCTAATTGTTGCTCTGTCTTTCTCAAGCAACGAATCCATGACACCAAATTTTACAAAGGATTTTATTCCTTCTTCAGCTTTCATCTTGATTTCCAAAGCATCCATCAACACACTATTATTTCCTAAAGCTCTGTCAATTCCGATATAACTCATTGCTTCGAGCATTTCTGAAGTAAAAATCCTTTGAGATGAAGAACTCCACACATTCAAGAAGTATCGTTCAAAATCACCTAATGGAAATTTAGCACGATAATCATTTAATTGTGCTTGAGACATGTTGGGATTCCAATAATCTTCGGCATTCCCTTCTTTGCTGAATCGATAATCAAAATAAATCGTTTTGCTTGTTCTGTCCATATAACTTTCAAACAGCTTATAAAGAATATGAGACTTTGCAGAAACGGTGGAGTCAATAACGCCTATAGCATTCGGAATATTACGAATAGAACCATCAAGCTGAACAAAGAATTTCGGATTCTTCATGTCAAAGATTTCTGAAAACGTATATCCGGTAATATTTGAAACAATACCACTAAATGATGAAATTGCACGAATGACAGAAACATCGTTTCCTCTGTCATCGGTGATTCTGATCTTCTTTTCCAATATATTTTTCTTGCCAACAGATGCTAAAAGATTCGGGCTGTTCAGAATAATATCCCGCATAATATCAAAATGAACAAAAGTTACTTGGTCTTTAGAATTAGCGCCAAGAACGATTTGCTGGCGAGACCAGTTAAAGAATTTCCACAATTGAATCAAGCAGACAAACAAAGACTTGCCTTCACCACGCGGCCAACACAAAACAACCAACCGATAAAGAAATTTGCCATCAACCATTCTTAATCCGTTTCTAGCAACTTCTTTTTGTTGTTCCCACAGATATTTATAAGATCGTCCTGTTTCTGGATTAATTGTGTCAGGCAATTCTCCGATAGAACACCAAACAGCCATCGTAGAACCGAAAGGATAAATCGGAATAAAGACATTATCCTCGCACCATTTGATAAATCCCTCAGGTCCATCTGTATAAGATTCAGGTTCATAGATTTGATAAGGCGGCAATGAATCAGGATCCACTGCTTGAACAAGATTTTCTTTGAATAAGTCTTGGATTGTTTTCTTTTCTTCGGCTTTCTGTTTCGCTTTCAACTTTCGTTTCAGGATTTGCTTGGCTTTCTTGATGATCGGTTTCGGTTTCATCGAATCACTCCTTTACGGGATGTTCCCTCGGAACTAATCCGTTTGTAAAATTCAGGATCTCCTTTCTCAAAATCAGGAGCATTTCCATTACCACTTTTCTTTTTTCCAGATAATTTCAGTTTTTCCCCAAATTCAAAGGATATTTCCAAGTTCTTCCACATCGAACCAATGGCTTTCATCGTTTCCCGTATCTCCCGATAAACAGGATGAATCCCAATATTCCCTTTTTCTGAAAAAACAATCGGAGTCCCCAAAGACAATTCTATGATCTGCAATCGAATCAGATGAACATACAAAGGAACGATTTCCATTCCAATCTTAAAAAGCATCGTTTCATCTAAATAAGAATAAGTGTTCAAAATGGTATTGTACAATGTCTGGATATATTCCACTTGAACAGAACATTTTCCGTGGTGAACATACTTGCATTGATCAACAACAGGACATTCAAGATTCGTACATTCGCGGATTCCATCCCAAGCATACAAAGAAACTCCTTTTCGGACAATTCCCTTGTCTAATTCTAAATTCCCTATTTTTGTCTCGTCCAAGTTCATAAAAGCTCCTTATCAACAAATTGAATTTCCCGTATTATATAACAGAAGCACTAGAAAGAGTCAAGTAACACAAAGAAAAAGCGGAGTCCAGCAAATGCCAGAGAAAAACGATATGTCTAAACGATCAAACAAAGCTTGTTAATAATAATGTATCATTCTTTTAACAGAATTCAGCAAATGAACATTGTTTAAAATATCGATAACAAGTCAATTCTGACGGTTTGTCTAAACAGTAAGGGTAAACGAATAAGTAGAATTGGTTCTTCAGGTTTTCAAAAAATTGGGAAAAAATTTATGGGAGTAGAATAGGTTCTGTAGGTTTTCAAAAATTGGGAAAAAATTTATGGTGAGGACCCTGCCGACTGCATATAAAAAATACGTCAAGATAGAACTTGACGTACTTTTTATTTGTGTTTACTGATTCAAGAGCATATTGCGTGATATAACTCTTGATTTCTCGTCATGATTAATATGACGTTTAATTCGCTTGTATGCACTAGTTACATCATTGCATAGCTTCATTGCAACAAGCTTATCAGCTATATCATTGACTTTGTACTTTAAGCGTATACATGCATCGATGCAGCTTGCTTGTGTATGTACATTGTTGAATACTGATTCATTGAGCTTTGTCAATTTTACATTGTCTTTACAGTCTGTAATGATGCGTTTACGAATTACGTTTACATTGATGCGTTTCACTTCAATCTTCGCTTCTTTTTTGTTTTCGTTGTTAGTAGTCATTGTTTTTCTCTTTTCTCTTTTTATAGTCTTTAGTGACTTGCTTAATTGTTAGTTAGTTAGTTTACTTAATTAACGATGCAAGCTTAACTAAAAGAACAAAGAAGCTTGCATATACGCTTAACAGAATCATTGTTTTTGTCATTATCTTTGTTTCACTTTCATTTTTATTTTAACTTCGATTAAAATCTAGCAAATCTTTTATACTTTGTCAAGTGTTTTTTTATATTTTTTTTATATTTTTTATCACTTTTAATTATTTAATATTATTAATGTTTTTACCTAACTATTGATTATTACTGTCTTTTTGTCTTTTAAGCAAGAGACAGCGCCGACGGCTGGATTGTTATCGCCATTACCTGGTAATGGTTCCATTCCGCCTACCTAATATTTTCCGAAGGCACCTTCGACAATTCCGCTGACTTCTATACATCACTACTGTATATGATGCTTTATTTCGCGGTAGAATGTGGTATCCCATAATCTTTGTTCATAAACAATAAATCATATTAATTGATCTTAAATAATGGCAAACGGCGTTTAAACAAGAAATCCTGGTTTTAAAAATAAAATAGGAAAATTGAATCGGAAAAGGGTTTCCTTCGGAAGGAAAGTTTTATTTAGAAAAAAGTTTCCTTTTCCAGGAACTTTATTGCCAGGAAAGAAAGTAATTTGAGTCCGTCCCGAGGATCGGAAATAAAGCCGAACCCAAAGCGGATAGAAAAGCCGGTCCAACGGATGGATTCAATATAGATAGAACCGCGGATTGGTTATTCGGAAAGGGCGGATCCGGGTGGAGAGGCGGTACCTTTTCCCTTTCTTTCCTCTCCTATTTTCCTTTTCCCTTTCTTTCCTCTCCTATTTTCCTTTCCCGTTTCCTTTTAAATCACCATTTCCGCTTATACAAGAATTTCCTTTTTATAAACCCAACCAACCTACCATTCCTACCTACCTACCTTCCTTTTAAAAACATTTAAACAATCAATTCCTTTTTAACAAGACTTTTATCTTTGATTCCTTTTTAAACAAAACTTCTTTTTTCTTTTGAAACCGATTCCTTTTATTAACTCCTTTTTATACAATCATTCTTACATTGTTTATAGTTTTTACTTCCTTCCTTTTTCTTCTTTTATTATTGGTTTTATTATTGTTTTTGTTTCCTTTAATGGTTTTAATTTGTTTTCCTTTTATCTTCGATTTTTTGTTTCCATTGTCGATTGATTTATCCTTGGATATTATTTACCTTTGTCTTTAATTATTTGGATATTATTTATTTTCTTTTTGGATTATTTTTCGTCAGAAATTTGTGAGAAATCCTTGTGGGAAATTCTTATTTTCGGAAATTCTTTTCCTCGAACCGTTGTGGAACTGTTTATTTTGCTTCAAAAACATTTTTTTGTCTTTTTTCTTGACAAAACTATATGGTTTCTTTATACTTTGCTTGACAATTGAATAGTAGTTGATAGCTGACGAGATTACAACATAGTCAGAGAGATTGAACCAGAAAGCATTGCTTTCGCATCGAAGTATGATGTTAACCGCACTTTCACATAACGATTCTTTAATGATGCGAATCATGATCGAATCCGCTAGAAAAAAATGCTGTTGACCACAAGACTACAGAGCGTGGTTTAAAAACGATTAGATCAGCGAACAGTTATTTTTGACGAAAAAAGCGAAAGTCCTAGTGAACTTCTCTTGAGCTGACTGGTTAGACAATATGCTATCTGGGAACAATCACTTTGCAGACATGATGAAAAGACTCGTTTCGGGTATAGTCAGAAAATATTTGATTATTATGTCATGAGCAAACATATTTGGGTAAGAACGTCACGAAAATCTGTTCGGCAAAATCAGTAGACGGATCGCACTAGGCACTCTCTTTCTTTTCTCCTTCAGATCGTTGTCCGTGCATTATTGACAATGATCTGTTTGACGGGCAAGAAGAAATTCTTGCCCGTCTTGTTTGAATGCTCAAACAGAAATGGTTGAGCATTGAAACAAGTCTAACTTGAAAGGAGAAAGAAAGATATGGAGCAAGCTAAAGACAAAAAAGCTTATTACGGTTACATCTTGATGGAGCGATTTGGCAGTCAACGAGTACGTCATTTCCGAAAATCAACTGCACGTCGGTTAAGCGTAGCTGAAGCTCGAATCCACGATTTGATAAGAAATGGTCGTTGGACAAACGAAAGAATCTTTGAAATCTGGGATGGAATCAATCCAAAATTGATTATCACATGCAGAAAAAACGAAAATGGAAATATCGTGATTACCAAAAAAGACTACTTTAAAGAGTATGTTGGTTTCATTGAGACACGAAAAGGAAAAATTTTCGTGAATGATGTAGTTGGTCGTGACAGAGACTATTTTTTGGCAACAAAGAATAGACGAAATATCACGATCGGAGCAAGAGCGGGTGATTTGACTTCTTTTGTCAAAAAAGAAGCAATGGACAAAGTTCTTTGTCAAAAAGTATCTGCTCGGGGTTACAAAGTATCAGAAAAAGTCACAAAACGGGAGTTCTGAAAAGAATGCAGAGAGACAACGATGGTCAAAGATCATCGTTGGTAATGCACAGTTTCGGTCTCAAGTCCGAAATACTAACTTAAAAGGAGAAAGAAAATGAAAGAGAAAAAGAATCCTCGGGAAGAAATCGTTGTGGTCTTTTCTGATGAAATGCCGGATGAGGACATTCAATTATTGGCAGAAGATGTTGAAGAAACGAGCTTCATGATTTTGGAAGTTTTCGACAACGGAAACAAAGTGATTGCTGATATTCCTTCAGAAATCCCCGATCCAGACTTCAAAGGAACTCTTGAAGAATATTGGATGGATGTTCTGAATGAAACAAAATGTCCATGCTGTCATCCGATTGAAGAATCACAAATTGCTGTTTGGGCAGTTTATCGTTTGAAAGATTTCATCAAAAAGGATAAGAAATTGAATCCCAAGATAGGCGGAGCTTACAGAGACATTTGGGAAAAGTATCTGTAGCATTGCAGAGAGGACGGAGTCAGAAATGACTTCGTTTAATGCACACTTCTGGTCTCAAGTCCAGAAAATAGAGAGAGAAAGAAAGGAGTAGGAAAATGATTTCGGAAAAGTTTTTGCTGAAATGCTATGCGGAAACGGGGAATCGTAAATTCTTGCAGAGAGCCAAAGCAATTGCAAAATCAGAAAGGTATGCAAAAGACAAACGATTCCGAGAAATTGAAACAACAAATCGTGATGTATTCCCTTCCCTAGCTGAATGTCAAAGATAGCTTGCAGAGGGCATGAAGTCATAAATGGCTTCATGTAATGCACAATCTCCGTCCCAAGTCGGAGAAATAAAAATTGAAAAGGAGAAAAAAAGAAATGGGAGAAAACAATTACAGCGTGGAAGTAAAAGGTAAGGAAATGATCATTCGGATAGACCTGTCACAAAATTTGGGCAGAAGTCAGTCAGGAAAAAACATTCTTGTTGCTTCTTCCAAGGGCAATCAGTTCATTGAAAAAGCCGGAGTAACACTCGGTCTCAATGTTTACAAGAAAGCCTAAATTGCAGAAGGGTCGGAGTCAGAAATGGCTCCGATTAATGCGCCTATCAGGTCCTAAGCCCTGATAAAATCAAACGCATTAAAAGGAGAAAGAAAGATGAAAAAGAATGAGAAAAACCTGGCAAAGACGACAAAGAAGGCTGATGCAAAAGCGGATGCAAAAGCGAAAATCACCTTGACGCCGAAAGCAAATGTGGCACCGGTAGCAGAGTCAAAAGGACCAGACCGTCCTGAAATGCCTGCTAATTTCTGTCTCACGAAAAAAGAGTGGGATTCGGATGCTACAGGTTTCGATGCCACAAGCAATCAGTGCAAAGCTTGCGGGAAAGATTTTCCTGATACTTGCAAAGTTTGCAAAACCCGTGCAGAGTTTCTGGCTTCTAAAGCGAAGGAAGCAAAAGTCAGAAAAGCTGGTGGTCTCCGCAAGACAAGTTCTACTTCCGGTATTCCCCCGCAGACAAAGATCATTGATGACGGTCTGCTGGCAAAACTGCCGAAGTCAGAAATTGTCACGAATCTAGCAATGGCTCACTATGGTGGCAATGGAGAAGCAAATATTGCTCTTGCAACAAAACGGTTTGATCGGCATCTGAAGTCGATCAAAGACGGTTCTTATGTCAGAGCGGCAACGGTCGTCAATTGCATTGCTTATCTGTCGGCAAAAGCTGTTAAAGCAGAGCAGGCACCGGCAAAAGCATCGGCAAAGGTTACTTCTTCTAAAAAGAAGTAGCGAATGATTCATTGCAGAGGGACAAGGGGTCAGAAATTCTTCTGGCTCCTTGGTAATGCACAATTTCAGTCCCAAGTCTGAAAATAAACGAGAAAAGGAGAAGGGAGTTATGAAAAGGAAAGACATAAGAATCATAAGAAAAGCAATTGAATGGGCTTTGAGAGCATTAGTTATTGGCATTCTTGTGGGAATCGTTTATATGATTGTAACAATCCCGTAATTGCAGAGGGAGCGGAGTCAAAAACTCCGCTTAATGCACAATCACCGTCCCAAGTCGGTGAAGAAAGGAGAAAGAAAGAAATGAACTACCAAGAAGTGAGGAAAAAAGCGAAAGAGTTCAAAGAAGTATCCAAAGAATTGGATGATCGTTTAATAAAAATTGCCAATATGACATGGCAAACAATTGCTGGAGATGTTTTTGATTGTATCGGCAAAGATACAATGAAAAGATCCGAAGTTATTGAATGCGTAGGGGATGCGGACTACATGTTCACACATGGAAACGATCCTGAAGCTTATGCTTATTTTCTTTACCTGTTCCATAACAATGAAAAACATCTTCAGAAAGTTATGAAACAGGCTTTTCCGTATGCAAAATATTGTTAGCAGAGGGGGCGGAGCTTCTGCTCCGTCTAATGCACACTTGCCGTCCCAAGTCGGCAAAATAGAGAGAGAAAGAAAGGAGAAAGAAAATGCCAACAGAACAATTATTGCTGCCGAAAGAAGATCCTAAAGAAGTCTTTTTTTACAAACATGGAGATATTGCTGTTATGAATCCAGCAACTCCGGGAGTTCCTGTTCGAGCTTTCTTCATTACAAGAAATGATCTAAATGGGTTATGGGGCATATTTATTGGACAAACAAGATAGCAGAGGGGACGGAGCTAAAAACTCCGTCTAATGCACAATCACCGTCCCAAGTCGGTGAAATAAAAGAGAAAAGGAGAAAAAGAAAATGAGCAAGCGACAGGAAGAAATTCAGGAAGCCCTTCGGTTAGAGGCAGAAAAAAAATTGGCGATAGAGCTGGTTGAAAAACTGGCTAATTATGTGAACATAATGGGCAGAGATTATGCTCCATTTATCGAAAGACTTATTTACGGAACCCATCGAACATTGCAACAATCTGTTTTTGGACTGTTTTTACAATGCATTAAAGGTTTTGCTGAATTACCAGAAAGATATACTGATCCTCGTAATGAAGCAACCGTTGAAGTTTGTAAGAAAATCATGGAAGCAGTGGAAGGCAGAACGAGACTTCCTTTGATTTAGCGTTCAGAAAAATTTTGCAGAGAGGTCGGAGCAATAGCTCCGATTAATGCACAATCCCAGTCTCAAGTCTGGGAAATAAAAAGAAAAGGAGAAAGAAAGAAATGGAAGAGAAAATCATTTGACAATTTATCCTAAATAAAATATACTCCAAATAAAAAGGAGTATTTATGAAAAAAGAATATTATGTTTACATTTACTTGGATACAAGTAAACCAGGTAAATATGTTTATGGAGAATACAAATTTTTACATGAGCCTATTTATGTGGGAAAAGGTAAACGCAAAAGAGCCTATTATTATGAAAAAAGAAACAAATACCTTAAAAATAAAATAAAAAAAATAGGAAAACCCATTATTTTAATAATAACAAAGGATTTGGAAGAATCAAAAGCATTTGAATTAGAAAAATTTTTAATTGCTTTAATAGGTAGAAAAGATTTAGGAAAAGGACCATTATGTAATTTTACGGATGGTGGAGAAGGACCGAGTGGAAACATTCGATCCAAAGAAACAAGAAAGAAAATGTCCATTGCTAAAAAAGGAAGAATTGTTTCCGAAGAAACAAGAAAAAAATTATCCGATATTAATAAAGGCAAAGTAATGCCTGAATCGGTTAAAGAAAAAATAAAAAATACTTTAATGGGAACACACAGATCGGAAAAAACAAAATTGAAAATTTCTTTAGGTCATAGAACTTCAATGCTTGATAAATCTAAATCACAAACAACCCGAGATAAAATGAGAAAAGCAAATTTAGGTAAAACATTATCACAAACAACCCGAGATAAAATGAGAAAAGCAAATTTAGGTAAAACATTATCACAAACAACCCGAGATAAAAT